AAGCTCGCTCTTCTGCCAATGCTGCGTGGTCTTCATACTTTGTCTGTAGCAATAGCTCCTTTTTAAAGGCGAATGTTCCTGCCGTTGCGTGATTCGGTCCATATGGTCCACACTGAATCATTTTATTCATGCCCTTAAAATAGATATAAATTTCACTGGAACCGGCACACAAGGCCGTCGGGTTATCAACCAACGTAGAAACCGCATGTGAAACGCGTTCCGGAGGATAATAGTCGTCATCGTCCATATACACTATAATGTCACCGGTTACCTGTTGGTGCATGAAATTTCGCTTCGCACCGAGAGTCATTTTGTTTTCCACCTCAAAATATTTAATTTGAGGGATGTCGGCTGCTTTTATCAAATCGCCAATCTTGTCAGTTCCGTCATCCACAATAATCCACTCAATTTTAGATTTGGGATAATCCTGGTGATGAAAACATTCAAACATATTCTGAATAAATGGACGACGGTTAAACGTCGGCGTGCATATACTTACAAATGGAAGAGTTTTATTCTTATTTTTGCCCATATTTCCTCTAATACTAATTACAATAAAAAGCCTTTTATTTCATTTTTATTGTAAGTATAATAAATGAAGCGACCTACGGAGAGTCCGCCGTTTGGAAAATGTAACTAAACGGATTGTCCATCAAGGTGGTCAGCCCAACGATAAGCGCCATCGTAAGAGGTATTAATTTATTCTTTAGACTGTCACTTCTCATATTCTTATAATAATCCAAACCTGCCACTGCGAATAGAACAATAAAAGACAGATAATGAAGATTTTTGTATACAAAATAAGACATGCGATTCAGATAGTATTTGAAATCACCTACAAATCCGGTTTGTCTACAATTGTTTTTGGACGGTATTTCATATTCTCGCATTTCTTCAATAATCATGGTATGTAATTGTTCAGCAAGTGTGTATGCTATCCCCATCTTCCCCTCAGAAAAATACAATAAAGAAAAGCAAGACAGCAATATAAACAACCCTACAAATAATACTGCGCCAATAGCAGGTCCCAAGAAAATAAATAACAATAACTGCGCAATCGTAAAAAGAATCCATAAAATCATAAAATAGCTATTGCTCGTAATTAATTTTACTCTAAATTCACTCATAGATGCAAAAGAAAGACCAAAAGCCCATAATATACCAATGAGTGGAATATACGTTAATGGACTAGAAAAATCTGCCTTCGTAGCGGACATAAAAACTGTTTTTAATGCGTCTGGTCCGTATCTGGCAGTAGTAAACATACCTACAAAGGTTAGGATGTATAAGACATTCACATTAAAGATGTTACTAAGAAAATCAGGCGCGGTTTCAACAAACTTTCCAAAAGTATCAGATACAAATAATGGTCCACTTAACAAATAATCGAGCGGTTCGTATCGTGGGTCAGGAGGCTTTTGTATCTCCGGAGCATATTCTTTCATTTTGCGTATAAATTCTGCGGTGATGCGGTAAATCACTGGATATCCCGACGCAAATTTGGAAGTATCAAAATTTTTATCATATGGGTCATACTCTACAATTCCCAGTCGTTTTCCATCAATACGTAAAAACATAGTAACACAGAAATTGACAGTCAAGAAAAATGCGACCAAAAGGGCAAAGAAACTGTAAATATAGTTTTTTAAGATGCGTGTATCCTTTTCATACACTTTTTCATTCGTCAACGACCGGATGATTGCTTCCGCAAAACCGCCCCCTGTCATAGAATCCGCGTTTCCAAAAAAATCCCGAATGGACTCGGATGAATTTTTATTTTTATTTTTATTTTTATTATCATCCGTTTCGTTCTTAGGAGGAGGATTGTTGGGTTCATAGATATCGTCGTCTCCTCCCTCGTACTCATCCTTAGAAAATTTCGCAATAGGACTCTTAGGTAACCCTTCTATAACAGTATTATTAGACGAGTCAATAATTACGTCATCATGTATGTTCTGTAGTTGTTCAATATTGTTGTAATTATACATTTTTTTCTTCTTCTTTACTGACTTTATCTTATGTTTCATGTTTTCTACTTGAAACTCAGAGGCACTACTATTAGGGTCTTTACTAAATGTTTTCTTATGAAGTTTCTTTTCTGTAGTATCGGTATTTGTCATGGATATAATTTCTTTTTTATAATATAGAGTCTTATAAAAAAGCAGTCAAAAGATACTCATTATTTCGCATATAACATACCACAATTTCCTCCCACAAAAGACAACACGTTGTATCTCTCCTCAAACACAGTAAGGTTATAATTATAATCAAACAACCTCCAGTTTGCCTTGCGGACACCGATCGGATTACCTGAAACGTCACAAATAATATCAAAACTTGAGTTACTGCTCACGGGGGGAATATATGTGGTGAGCTCTAACTCAATATTTTTGAATTTACTCAAATTGATTGCGCCCGATGGTTGATAATCAAATGGATTCGTATTTAAACAAAAATTATAACAATAAAGACCCTCTTTCGCATTGCCCTTCGTTCGCGTATATTTCTCAATATATTCATACACCCCATGGGTTAGAATATTTTCACGGTATTCACCATCCAGAACAATACCCATTGTTTCTAATATATGATAACGGTTGTCACTCGCATAGTCACCCGTAGTAGCGATACCTGTATTGATTTTGCTTTCTGGATTGATATTTGGATAGGTCACCGTATCTGCGTCTAACTGAAACCCCGTAGAACCGGCGACGACTTCATAAGAGCTAACATTCACGGGCATCGTTTCATAGGGCCAATTCGAGTAATTGTCCCATTCATTGCGCAAGTTTACATCATTACGTTGAAAATACCACATCCAATTCGCAACCATTCCACTGGATTCTATTTTGACTTTTTTGGTTCCCGTGATATTTTCATATTTATATTGATGTACATCTTTCACTAAATAAACATGGTCTTTCGCTGCAAATACTTGTGACTCTTCTTTAGATAAAAAGCAATACGTAGACAGTAAATGAACGTCTGCGTTCCAAGTGGACACTTTGTTTTCATAACTTGCAGGGCTAATATCTGCTGCAGGGGGTGTTTGTAAAAAACGATACATTTGAAAACGGCTTTCGTTGAAATCAGGCTGAACATAAGGGAAGTTATAGGTTACATCAAATACATCTCTTACTTGAATTAAGTCTCGGATTGGTCTCAACGTTACATTCACAGTAAGTTCGTTATACTGAAGTGCAACCAAGGGAAACGCGGAACCGCTATTTAGACAAAAAAAGCTATTTAATGGTATATATAAGTTTCGCCCACGAATAGATGGTTCACTTCCAGTAGAAGTAGTAGTATAATAGGCTGATGGATATGTATTAATACGCTGATGAGACGTTGCTGGGTCGTACATCTCCTTTACATTGCCACTCATTCGGTTAAATAAGGTTTTTTTTTCATCACTAAAATCTCTTTCTACCATCGACGCGATATATTCACCACTATATCTTTGTAAATTCATTGACCCACAATTGATTTCAATCTCCTTTATCATCATCGCTCCCACATTTTTTATCCAACGAAAATCATATGGCACCCAATTGAAATTCGTTCCATTTCCATCGGTTCCAGAAATAGGATGATAGATTGGACTCCATATATCAGGTAATGTAACAACTACATATGTATCCATTAATAGTTCCGCGTAGCGAGGAATTTTAAAGGTAAATGTAGAAGGTTCATTCAATCTAAGCTCTCTCAAACCATTGTAATCAATACGAAATTTTTGTAGACCAAAATTACTATATTTGCTATAGGTTACCTTGAAAAATGTTTTGGTAGGATTGCCTGTTAAAATTAAATTATTGTTTCCTGTGGATACGATATTTAGTAATCCTCCTGCCATCTAATATTAATATATATACTATAAAGTATTATATTGTTGTTGGATAAATTATATTATGTGTATATTATAAATAACCAATGAAACTTCATACAATCCTAACCATAACGAGTATTTGCATCTTATTTTATCTGTTCTCCAAATTTATTGTTGTTCATGCCAAACAATGGTTAAATGTTCGGGAGACGTTTGAAAACAAAAAATGTAGCATAGATGCTTGCGAGGGGGCGACGGAGGGCTTTTTTGGAAATGCTGATTCGGAATTATCATCATTAAGCAACACGGGTGTCCCTATTCAGGTTGTATCAAGCAATAAAGAACAATCCAACGAAATATTAAAAGATTACGTGATAAAAGGTTCTTACAATACAGCAATTACTGGAAAGTATGTGAACACAGAGATGATTAAATACGTGCTTGAACGCGGTTGTCGTTTTCTTGACTTTGAGGTGCTCATGATTGACAACAAACCGAAAGTGAGTTACAGCGTAGACAAAACATTTAAAACTATTGAAACCGAGAACTCTATATTATTGGACAACGCATTAATTTCAGCAGTATCGGCCGCGTTCTCTCGTCCATCACCTAACTACAATGACCCGCTGTTTATACAATTGCGTGTAAAATCCGATGACAATTCAATCTATAAAATGATAGCGAAATCCGTAGACTACAGCTTGCGAACAAAACTGTATTCAAAAAAGGTAGATGGGGAAACGAAACTAAGTGATATTATGGGAAAAGTTGTATTGGTGATAGATAAATCCTACAACCGTAAATATGCTGAACACAGCAAATGTGAAACCGATGAGAAAGCATGTTACGATTTAACCAAGTACATAAATATGGAGAGTGGCACGACCAACCTGCATTCAAATAGTTTCACCGAAATATTAGCAGAAAATACCTTCCCGTTGGCGATTAAAGACGGTTGTGAGTTATGCACAAATGTAGATAAGTATAGACTGGCAGTCCCAAACAAACGCCTGAAAAACGAAAAAAATCCTGAGTTGAAAGAACTTGTTTTAGGACATGCGTGTCAAATTAACTTGTTTCGTTTTTATCTAAAAGGAGAGGAACTGGATACATATGAAGAGTTTTTTAATCACTTCAAATCAAGTTTTGTTCCACTCGCATCAGTGGTTCAATATTACAAGAATGCGGAGGAAATAGAAGAATAAAGGATAGACAAAATAAAATAATCTTATACTATATAAGATTATTTATGGGAAAACAACAAACCAAGAAAAAACACAATAAATACAATCATCCTGTATGCGACAACAAAATGACGTTTGATGATTGCGAATTGGCTATATTACGACAAGCGGTAGATAAAAACGAAGAAACGAAAGGTAAGAAGATTGTGAATACAACAGAGATAAAGAGTATATTAAAAATAGTAGAGGACTTTTTGATAAAAAAGAAATTAATGTGCTACGGAGGAACTGCCATTAACAATATATTGCCTTCATACGACCAATTTTACAATCGTGATGCGGAAATCCCTGATTATGATTTTTATTCACCTGATGCTCTGAAAGACGCGAAAGAATTAACAGATATTTATTATAAGAATGGATATACCGACGCGGAAGCAAAGGCAGGGGTTCATCACGGGACATACAAAGTATATGTGAATTTTATTCCTATCGCAGATATAACACAACTTGATGCTGGTCTATATAAATCTTTATTCAAACAGTCGCTTTTGGTTGCTGGTATTCGTTACGTTCCTGCTAACTTTTTACGCATGGGTATGTATTTGGAATTATCTCGTCCAGCTGGCGACATAAGTCGGTGGGAAAAGGTGCTGAAAAGATTGACGCTATTGAACAAACATTACCCTTTAAAATCTTCAAAATGTAATCAGATTGAGTTTCAACGTAAAATGGAAATGGACGATGATATAAAAGACAAGATTTACATAACAGTCAGAGATACGTTGGTTAACAGTGGAAGTGTATTTTTTGGCGGATATGCATATAGCTTATATTCAAGATATATCTCAGGTGAAAAAAACAAAAAAAACGTGCCGGATTTTGATGTATTAAGTGACGATATTCAGAAAACCGCACTTATCGTCCAAGAACAATTACACGAGTTAGGTATAACCGATATCAAATCAGTAGAACACGCAGCAATTGGAGAGCTATTGCCTAAACGTATTCAAATTATAGTGGACAATGAGACGATTGCTTTCATCTACGAACCAATCGCGTGTCATAACTATAATATTATAGATGTAAACGGCACAAAAATTAAGGTCGCTACGATAGATACCATTCTATCCTTTTATCTTGGATTTATATATATCAATTTGCCGGAATATGACGTTGATCGTCTCTTGTGTATGGCATCGTATTTGTTCCACATACAAGAAAATAACCGATTAGGGCAGAAGGGACTATTACGGCGATTTAATATAGATTGTTACGGAAAACAACCGACAAAGGAGTCTATCCGTGCCGAGAAGGCATCTAAATATAGAGAAATCAAAAAGGGTTCAAAATCATACGAAGAATGGTTTTTGAATTACAATCCCGCAAATATTGAGAGATTGAAATTAGAGAAGAATATAAGAAAGGAAAAGACTAAGGAAAAGACCAAGGAAAAGCAAAATAAAACCAAGAAGCGTCCGTCTAGATTCTTCTTTTTTTAGACTTCCATCAAGAAGTAAAATATGTTCATAATCATATAATACACCGACCCAAACAATACACTCTTCAATCCAAGTCCATAAATATTAAAATTTCCATCTTCATCATAAATGCTTAAAAAGGAAAACTTTTTAAATATTTGCGCATTTACAATCGGTAACTGGAAAAAGAAATATAACAAACCAAGAATGATTGGCACCTGGAATTCATGAATCATTGTCTCAAATCGGGTTTGTCGTTTCTTTTCTTGTTCTTGGGTTCGTATTTCTTGTTCAGAAATATTATACTCGTCACGAACGTAATCCTTTTTTAAGATTGATTTGGGAACATAATTGGTATGTATTTGTTCATCATTTGAAAATTGGGTGGTGTCCATCGGAATATCTCGGGAAGGCAGACGCTGCTGTGACTGTGAAGCAATCATTGCGTGTTGTTGTTCATCATCTAAAAATTGAGCACCGGGAGGGTCGGGACGAACATGCATATTTTCAACATGAGAATTATTCCCTTGAAATGAGATTTCGGGATGATTCATTGGCTGTTGACTGTTTGGCATACCATATGGGTTTGGATGGTCATTAATCGGCACATAATTTGTCTGAACACCATCTGGAATTTTTGGCGTGTTTTTCTCGGGTTGAATCGGTTGGATAGGTAAATCTGCGATACGAGTGGTGGTAGACTCCATAACTATACAATAATACTTATGTTTGATTGTATAGTTTTCAACGAATTAAATTAAAATTCTTGTTCCTTGCGGTTGATATCCACTGTTTTTTTGGTTGGTTCACATTTCGCCTGGGACGGTTCATATTTATAACATTTGTCACCAGATTTGAATATTTTTCCTTCCACTTCATCTAAAATAGGTCCATTGAAATTCAGGCATTTGTCTTCATTGCATACCCTTCTAAATAATGATGCTAAACCCAACCCTAATAAGATGGAAACAAATGCCTTCCCAGTTTCGGTGTTTAATAGTCGGTTCAAGTGCATTATATACTATACGAGTATATATTTTGTAACTTATTTTACTACTTCGCCTGTGGGAGGTCTTTGTATTGCGTTGAACACTCCATCCATTTTACCAATATTACTATATTTTTTGCGACATACTAATATTGTGGTTTCACAGTGGTAATTTCTTTTTCGTTTGTAGGACACGTCACCTCTGTTTCTTTGTAGTGAAAACAATTGTCAGCCTTGTCCTTATATTGCATAATCTCTACATTCTCGTGAGTAGGAAATATATAGATGTTCCTTTTTTCAGGCACGGTAATGTATACCGCAAAAATACCAATACTGAGTGCGACTAAAAATAGAGGAATGTTAATGTATTTGGACAACATATATATTAACATAAGATTAATTTATTTACCCGTAAAAGGCATTATTTCGTTACCTTCTTCTTCTTCTTCTTCTTTTTTGATTTCTTCGTTACTTCCTCTTGCTTCTCCTCTTCCTCCATTTCCTTCAATAAGTCAGGATGAATAAACGACCGCTCGTGCCCCTCTTGGCCTGGGATGCGAAATACTAAATCCTCAGTGTTCCCGTTATTTTCCAGGGAGTATGCTTGCGCGAAGGATTCTTGAACACGAATTTGTTCCAGACGCTGTAATTCTCTACGGTTAGCCTCTTCGGCCATTTTCTGCTTTTTTGCCTCGTGCTGTTTCATAATTGCTGTGCGATGACCCTGCATCTTTGTCATGCGGTCAATCGCATTTGTATCTACGCGCATATTCTTTCCCAGTTTTCCACCCATAGACTTAGCCATATTCTTCAACATTTCGTTAAAATCTTCCCCACCTCCTTCCCCACCTCCCATACTACCTAAAATATCACTAGCCTCCTTCATCAATTCCTCTTTGGAAATTTCACCGCTTTCCATTTTTGAATTCAGCTTACCCGATACCTTTTTCATTAGTCCCATTAGCTTTTGGGGGTCCTTCATGAGTTGCTTCATTACTTCCTGGGGATTCGCATGCTTGCTTTCCATATCTTCACCGAATACGTCTGTGAAATCATTCGTAAGTTCTTCCGCCATTTCTTTTGCGAGCGCACCAATTTTACCCTCAAACAATTTGTTTAGTTTTTCCTGGATGCCTTTCAGGTCAGGTAAGCCGCCCATCTTATCCGCAAATCCTTCCGCAAACTTCTTAGATGTTTCGTCTGGTTCTTCGGTATCATCACTCGGTTCGCCCATTTTACCGATATTTTTAAACAGATCTCCCAAGCCGTTCATTGCTTCACTTAACTTGCTTTGCAGCTCGTCTTGGTTAATCCCTTCAAACATATTTGAAGCATCACCAAACATGGACTTGTCTTGCACATTCTCAACCACGATAAACAACATGAGTTGAAGATATTTCCACAATGTCTTTTTCGTGTCCTCGGATACATCTTCGCAATTAAAAAATACCTTGAAGTCTATTCCGGGAAGAAATTCGGTATTTGTATCGCTTTGAAAAATCTCCATGTTCTGATACAAGATATCAAAAAATCGTTCTGGGAATACTTTACTGGCGTGCTCATATACACTAGATAAGCTTGTTTCTACAAAGTCGGATTGACGATAGGGCTCAAACTTATCACCGAATTCAGGAAACGTGGTATGTAAATCATTTATTAAATCACCTATCACTGAACCAAATCTCTGTATGATTTGCGTTTTATCAGTTTCTTCCATAACTATAATACATATTAGATAGACTCTATTTAATATGTTTTGTATTGAATATGTTTTGTATTGAACATGTTGTTTTATTATACAATACCCAAATACTCAAGTAGTTCGTTTGAATGTCTACGACGATTGTCACTGTAATCCTTGTTGGCATAATTTACACTCCTCACCAATTTTGGTCTAGGTAGTATGGGTATCTCTATCTCTACGTAATACTCGTTACCGTGAGTCGGTAAATAGCATACTGTTTCTATAAATAGAGTGTATTTAATAATCTTATTACGTTGTTCTATTATATCTTGGCGATTCATTTATATATTACATATATAAAATTGATTATTCTTCCCGAAATTCTATTACATGGTAGCAAAACCAACCTTCTATTTCAACATGACCAAGAACATCATCATTTATATTCCTTATGTCGCTAACAATATTACTAGTTCTATTCTTACTTATTACTTTCGTCATGAGAATATTGGCGATATAATCAAGTCGCGAATGTATAACAAAATGAATAATGGAGAAACGTACTATATTGCGCTAATTAATATTCAGTTGTATTCTACCAAATCAGCACAGGCGTTCTATACTAAACTATCGTCGGATGGATATTACAGATTTATTTACGACGAAGAGGCAGAATATCACTGGCTTATTAAACAATATTCAAGTAAATTAGCGTGCCGCCAAAATACGGATGACATCCTTCCAGTAACAAACGACAATATCCCACTAGATTTCGTTCAACAATCTAATTTTGTTCTTAACGACAATTCTCCTATGAAGATATCAATTCAGTTCCAGGATTATTTATATGACACATTATCGTTTGAAAGTATGGCAAGAGACATTAATACCACAATACGCAATTATACAAAAGAATTATATGGTATATAGATTTATTTCTACAAAGAGAATATATATATAATGTCCGACGACCATGCTTTTAAAATAGACAAACTAAAAAATAATTTTGAAAGTATATTAGTGTTAAAACGCAAGGTATTTCAAATAAAAAGTGATATACACGAGAAATTACAACTAGTAAAAAAAGAATATACTGAACTAATGAAACTAAATACCAAGAAAGTCATGCTTTTTTGTTTAGACGCGTTCTTTTTTCAATACAAATCATTTATGCTTGAAATAGAGAACATTGAGAAATTCCGCATTTTGTTAAACAATCGCATGTATTGTGATTATTACAAACTATACACACTCATTATGCAATATTTCAAAGACCATTCTATCGATATTGAAAATGACGATGTGAATTCAAAGAGTTTCCCTGCATACAAAGAATTAGAACCATCGCAAGAATATAAATTGGAAGATGTAAAGGGCATTCATGCGAACATTTTATACTTAATTAATACATTGCATACAAAATGTGAAGGTCAACGAAATACAATCACCAGTTATACTGATGACAGCAAGATTGGCTATTCTATTTCTAATTTTTTAAATACACTTCAATATGAAAATTACGTGCTCCGCGAACAAACAAATTTGTTCTTGAATTATTTAGCATTTTTTCACATATCACAAAAAAAGCAATTGAAACGCGTTTTGTCTAAGTTAGAAGATTTTACTAACGAAATGGACCAGAACCTACATACGAATTTAAGCTTTTCTATTGAAGATATCGGAGACGAAGACATTGGACAAGATAACTATTTGCAAGAGGATCTAGAAGATAAATATGCTAACGAATTTGAATGTGACAATAAAAACACTATCACAAGTGAACATATTGCGTCAGAAGTGATAGAAATTGGTATGGAAAATGCGGTGAATCAGTTACAAACAGATACCACCAACGGAGACGACGAAACCAGTTCAACCGAGTCCTAATTATCTTTTATTCTATATTTTTTTACAAATAGAATATAAGAATACATAGAATGGACTCCCAAGAAAATAGCGAATCCAATAATATTGTTGACCAAGCCGATAATAAAAGTTTAACTGAAAGTACAATCACGCCAGTAGAATGGTCAAGAGAAAATGAGGAGATTTTAGTTGAGTGGTGCGATGTAGCACAGTGCTACAAGTGGTTAAACTTACGTGCTCACACCAAATATTCGTATCTACATGCCTGGTTTACTATTCCGGCCATTACACTTTCCACAATTACCGGAACCGCATCATTTGCGCAATCTAGTTTACCTACCCCTTACCGCACCTATGCTCCTATGTTGATCGGAGCAGTAAATATATTCATTGGTATTCTAACAACGATTCAACAATATTTAAAAATATCTGAATTGAACGAAGCTCATCGTGTGTCTATGATTTCTTGGGATAAATTCTCCAGAAACATTCGCATTGAACTCGCAAAACGCAGCGAAGAACGTGTTGAGGCTGGACAATTTTTAAAGATATGTCGTAATGAGTATGACCGATTGATGGAAAGCAGTCCTATCATACCCGATAAGGTCGTTCAGGAGTTTAACGAAAAATTCCGCGGTAAAGAAGGAAGTACAAAGCGTAAACACTTTGACAAAATTAGAAAACCGGATATATGCAGCACCATTATCAGCGTAAGTGAATTGTTAGAAAATGAAAATATAATTGAAGACCAGAGCGTCCTTGAATTGGCCGATGCAAAGAAAAACGAACTGATTTCAGAGCAAACACAAAAAATAGATGAAATGGCGCGTTTGATTGAATCCCAAAAACAAGCGAAGGATAATGAACTTGCCGAGAAAAAACGTCGTGTGGAGCACGAATCAAGAAAAACACAGGAAAGATTAGAGAAATCAAAACAAGCAATGGATAAGATTAATACCTATATAGTGGATTTCAAGGGAGTATATGACCGCGACCCTATCGCCGATGAAATTGAGAACAACGTAGAAGTAGAGGAAAAATACATGAAGGAATTTTTATCTTCATATAACGTGTAAATGACGGTTTATGTTGAATAATGATTTGAAGATTATTATTCAGCTTATAAGAGTTCCATAAATAACAAATAATTTGAAATACCCCAGATGTCTACATCGTCTTCTTTGAAACGAACAATAGGATATTTATCAAACAACTCACGCGTGGGTTTGTCTAATGTATACATTGCGTTTTGCGAAAATGTTACCATACGTTTTATGGAATGGACATCATGATTTGACGGTAATATATCGGTTGTAAATAGAAACACCCTACCTAATTCTTCGTTCTCTATAGGCAATGTAATTAAGAAAGTTTCTTGTTCTTCTTGTTCTGCTTGTTCTGCTTGTTCTGCTTGTTCTGCTTGTTCTTTCGTATAATATATATTTTCATAAATTTCATTTACCTTGTCCACAGGATATATGATTAATGGAATATCAACTGGATTGTCGTTTAATTTTATATAGGCCACCTCCGGATGATGTAAAAATACCTCCCGAACAGAGTCATGAATAGGTAGAGTGAGGGTCTCTTTCTTCATTACCTCATCAAGTAGAACCCACATATAGTTCTCCTTCTCCGCAGTAGTAACTTTATCTTTGTTCTCAAATAACACATATAGTGTCGTATTGTTCTCAACAAACCCCTTGTATGTATTTTCAGCAACGATATGAGAATATCCTGTATTCTCGTTAAAGAAGGTGAATACTTGGTGTTCAAAAGGATTCAATGTTTCCGTTTCGGTGAGGGTTGTTTTTGTTCCCATTTCAATATCTTCATGTTGCGTTGTTTTTATGTCCGCTCCACCATATTGTGTTTGTTCTATTTGTTCAATCATTTCGTTTAATTGTTCGTTATTCAGTTCTTTCGTTGGGAATTGATACATATTGTCTGTTTTTTCTAAATAGAACTCCAGAAACGGTGTGTCCATACTAGTATTCTTGTGAAACATTACTAATTGCATTGAATATGTGTTTGTTAAATCGCGGTCCAATAAAAAATCACGCGATAACTCGTCATTGTCTAAATAAGTATAATTATCTGATTCTTCCACAGGAATATCGGAAATGGATGGGAATGAATGACCTTCTCCAGTGACTAATGAGTTTGTAAATTCGTCTGGAACATGGCCTGTATTGGTTGGTTCGTGTATTTCAGGAGCAGGTATTTCGTTAGACAATTCATGCTCCGCAGTTTTCATAAATTTATCTATTATCGTGTTTTTCAAATCCATTTACAATGTATGTAGATTATTTTTTCAATTGCTTACCCGTGTATAAGATATATTGTAACTTATTTAAAGAAGTAGTACGATATAATGTATATCACAACAGAGTTTCGTGTTTATTTATTTCGTTTACGAGTCGTATGGATACTATGGATAATGATCAGCCACAGGAGGAGATGACCTTTGAGGAGATGATGGGCGAGGACCTTCCTCATCAGACATTTTTGGACGATGATTTTACTTGCGTAAGTGAGTCCGAGACGACTCTTTCAAGCAAGGTCGGTGGTTTTAATAAAAAAAATAAAAAGGATAGGAAAAGCGATAAGGTTATTAAGTATGTTCAAAATAGAAAGGTTATTATTGAGATGTTTTCCACTTCGGACACTACTGGAGCACCCATCCGAAGTGCGACTGATGGGATTATTTATACGCCAATTCGTGTTGGAAGTCTAGGCGAGAATCTGTTTTTTAAGGTCCGCAACACGACTTCTAAGGATGGCGTAAAATCTTATTATTATTCAACTCCAGAGGAATATGAGAGACATACCTTGAATACGGTTACGGATGATATTAAAAAGACTTGGTCAGACAAATATGCGTATACCGATTCTATTTTGAAGCCGAAGATGTAAACACAAAAATCATATTATCTATCTATATTATAATATGACTTATACACATATCCCAGCAATTAACTATATTTTTGTTGGTATTACTACCGCAGTTTTATCTTATGTAACATGGGCGGAATTGCAAGAGAAAAATGGTGCGCGAGAGAATGAAAACGCCGAACCGGAGGAACCAACTAATATCCCTGCTTCTCCTGAACCAACTAATAGCCCTGCTTCTCCCGAACCAACCAATAGCCCTGCTTCTCTTGAACCAACTAGTCTTTCCGATAATTCTGAAACCACGGGTGGGAAAAAGAAGCGCAAACCAGCTAAAAAAACTCGCAGAATGAATAAAAAGAAAAATCAAACAAGGCAAAAAAGAAAATTGAAGTCTGCGTGATTGATTATATACATGAAATCATCTATCTAATCAATATCTAATCAGTCATGGCAAACCGCATTCATGAATTCAAAACTAACTTTACAGAGAATTTAGAACAAACAATCTTTGAAATATCAAACGACCATACGATTGACCGCATATATGTGTCAATCGGCAGTAAACTGAATGAAAAGACTGTTCCAAACTCTCAATACAATAATTTGCAGTCAAACGCGGTTGAACAGATGTTTCCGGTATTCTTGAGAAACCACGAACCGAACAATAATAATCATTCGGTCGCTATAGTGATTGATACATTTAGTTCAAGTCAGTATAAACAAAATGAAGCGGCACTTCTTCCCGAGTTGCAACAATCTCCCACGTCACATATAGTGATATTCAACACATTATGCAGTCAGAAATTCTTACCATACTTTATTACATATTTAACTCATATTTGTAAAATACATAACATATCGTCACATAACCTTCTTATTTGTAATTATGTAAAATTTTCAACCATACCGAATAAACAAGAAGTTCAAGACAGTTATTATATTTCATCGTTGGTCGACAAGTTATTGGAAAACACCCGTGACTATAAGTATTGTTTGTATGAATGGTTTGGATATAATTATTCATTCTTCCACATGATCTATAATTATAGGCACCTCTCAAATATGCAAGATAGCACAGGGTATCGCGTATTGAATAATATCATGGACAAGTTGCCTTGCTCTCATATTTATCAAACAAAAATAAACAATACCGAGGTGAGAGACTTTTGTAGATTTATGGTAGACATTACACAGAAGTCAAATATGAATCAGTCTATGTTAATCGTTCCAGTATATGAGCATTTACAATAATTCTTCTTTGCACCTATGAAAAAATGAATCAAGTTCTTTTTTATCAGACCCAGAATATACATCATCAGGAACATACGTGACACTTCCCTTTTGATAACATATGACACTGGGAATGCTTGTTACTATTTTTTTACTCTTCAGGTAAGCATACACGTCAATGCTATTGTCTATATCAAGGACTACACACTGAACATTGTCGGACATGTTCTGATAATGGACTTCTAAATCTTTTTCTATCTTTTTGCACGGAGCACACCACTCGGCACCAAATTTAATAAAGATGAGTCCAGGATTGGTTCGCAATAGTTCCAGTAAAGCTTGTCTGTTTTCAATACTATGGATAACGGGTAGAGTCATTGTATTATACTATATGAAGGGATTGTTTATTTTCTTTTTGTAAAACAATGTAAATAGTTTTTTTGGGTTTCTATTTATATGAGATATGGATTCAATTAAATCACATAATTTAGATGTCAACATGTATTCTCTTAAGGAAATTTTAGAATTATTCCACTTGGATTATGATATATCGGTTGAAGATTTGAAACAAGCAAAAAAACAGGTATTGTCTACTCATCCCGACAAGTCAAAACTTTCGTCTGAATATTTTATTTTTTTCAAAAAAGCATTTGATGTTGTGGTTCAATTCTATAACAATCAACATAAACAAGATATGGATATTACAAATACAAATACCGCTTATGCGACTGATACATACAGTAACGAGAACAAACATACAACCAACAATATGCAAAAATTAGTCAACAAAATGGGTGAATCTAAATTCAATCAGCAATTTAACCAACTATTCGAGAAAAACATGGTTAATAAGCCAGACGCAGAAAAAAATGAATGGTTCACAAACGACAAAGAAATATACGAAGTAAATGAAAAAGTCAGCGCAAGCAATATGGGTCAGGTCATAGACAAAATCCGCGACAATCAACAATCATTAATCAAACACACCGATGTGCAAGTGTTATATTCAAATAATAATACCAACATCAATTTCCACGACGAAGATGACGACGGGTCATATGTAGTATCTGACCCGTTTAGTAAGTTAAAATTTGATGACTTGCGTAAAGTACACAAGGATCAAACAGTATTAAATGTGAGTGAACGTGATTACAATAACGTTAAAAAATATGCTTCGGTTGACCATTTTATGCGTGACCGCGGAAGTCAATCGTTAACCCCTCTTGAAAAACAACAAGCCGAGCAAGTCTTACAACAACAAGACCGCACGTATCGCGAACGAATGATGCATAGACAATATGAATCCACATTGAAGACAAATCGTTACGTAGAGAAAAATAAGAATGTCATGGCGAACTTTCTGCAACTTACAAATAAATAAATAGTCGTTAGACTTGTGAAGGATTATTTATTTGTTACCTGTAGTTTTTGTATTTGTTGTCTTTGTTGCAGTTGTTTCATATACCACTCTTTGTTCATATCTAACATCAAATGGTCGTAGTTTACATTTTTTTGTTCAATATCGCTGAAACTTTCGTATTGAGTCACCGTCGGAGGCGTTAACATTAACCAGGTATGCTGCGTTTGGAGTTTTTTCCAATATATATCTAATGCGAACTCTCGCCCATTTTCCGGCTTTCTCATTAAATTTGTCGCACTTTCTTTGAAGTTTGCTATCAACGTATCGTAAAAATGTTTTCGCACAATATATCCAGTTGTAGTCTGACAGTTAAATATGCGGGCACAGTAGTCAGTTATTTTTTTATAGGGAGGCACATTGTTTCCGCCGATAATCAACACATCCCAATCTAATTGGATGTTTTGTTTAAACAGTTCAGCGCTTTCTTGTAGTTTCTTCGGGTCTGTAAACGTAATGTCATCCTCGCATATAAACACATGCTCGTAATCTCTCGCTTTTGCTAACTGTAAACATTTAATATGACTCATCGTACAACCAACTGCTCCCTGTTTATGTTTTATTGCCGGAACTCGTTCAACTTCTATGTTGAATTTGTCAAATTCTTCTAGAGCATGGTCAAACCTGTCCGTACGTGAGTCTAAGTTGATAAATAACGAATGTTGGAACAGCTCCATATAGTAATACATATATAATTATGGTTAACTTTATATGTATTTTTGTATCAAACTTTCCTTATTATATACTAGTCTGATTTGTCAGATTGTTGGTCAAAATTGTTTGCGTTTGTCTGTATAGTTGCTACGTCTAACTGTATCTTCTCAATCGCAGAAGCATGACCATTATATTTAGTCTCTAGTTCAGTTTTGAATAAGGAATAGTCCTCGTGTAACTGTTTCACCTTTTCTTTTAATTCCAATATTTCCATTTTCATTTGCGTATCGTCGCCAGAGTCGGATGTTTGTATTTCCTTGTTCTCTTGTATAGTAAAAGTAATTTTGTCTGTATTATTTCCGTTCGGCATTGGTGTGGCGGGGTCCACATGTGTCATCGTCGGCATTGGTGTGACAGGGTCCACATTCGTCATCGTCGGCATTGGTGTTGCGGGGTCCACAATTGTTAAGATTGGTGGATGTAGTTCCTTGATCTGCTTTTCTCGTTCACTGATATGATTGTTGATTAACTCGTCCATGTTTTCTATAATGCTATCGTCATGCTTCTCTTTGAAATCCATCTCATCGGGTTTCTGTCTCGCATACATGCCTTCATATTCTTGTTTCTTATGTTCAAATTCCCGATTTGTTTGTTCACCTATGTTATTTGGAACATAAGGAGGTGTCTGAATTTGATAATTTGTTATTGGTGTTGGTGCAGGTGTGCTCGCAATAACCGGCGGTGTATCTTGTGGTTTGTTTTGTGGGGGTATAGAATGGATTGATTTCACCATAAAGGTGAGAACATCTTTGTTTAACATATTCAACTCATCTATTGACAAATTTCTGCCTTCGTTTTGCATATAAAACTTCTCTATAATTGAACGAAACCATTGTTCTTTGGATACATGTGTGTTAATTTGAAAAAAATCATTTACGTAAATGTTTTTGTTGACAATATTCCATATTATTCTTTGGTTCTCGGGGTGGACAAATGAACTCATCAATATACGTTGTTATAAGTTATACTCATGAATTGTTTTTATTTCTGTTTGCGGGTTTTGTTTTTATTCTTACGAGAACCCTTCCTTGTCTTACGTTTCTTTTTACCTCCTTTTGTTTCGTCTTCCTTCGGCTTCGCTGCTTGAAAGGTAAATGTTTTCGTAATAGAAGGGAAAAAAGAAGACTTGTTTGTCAATGGGTCAGCGTCGGGCGAAGTCGTCCACTTAATATATTTCGATAGTTGATTTAAATAGTAATCTACTTGCTGCCGTGCGGTAGAAGAGGGTATCGCTTTTTTGGTATAAGTTGCAACACCGGCTACATTGCTTCTCTTTCCACTTAAATCAGATGGAAATACCTTGGTTGTTATGACAGTTCCTTTTGGTGTTTCTTTGTTCTTTGCTATTTGTTGGTCTAATTCTTGCTTCAATTCGTTTTCTGACATTCGTTATACATTCTATAGATATTATTTATTGAAGTATTTTTTACGTAAATTTTTCATTTTCTTGTCGGAAATACGAACATGTTGTAGTTTTTCAAATAGGTCCTTACGTGTCATCTTTTTTCTATCTAGCTTTTCATTCAACATGGAAATAATAAAATACAAACTATACATGCCACATTCAGTATTTTGCATTTGATGTTCCATCGTATTTATATGGGCAGTATAGTCCTTATTCGTTTGTAGGTCTTGAATCAGTTTATTCACTTCCATTGGAGGCTTGATTCCATTACTATCAAAATAAAACACATCTTTGTTCCTCAAATCAATAAACATAGATACCCAATGAGAACCCGAACCGGTATGTTTATCTAAATTAAATACAATCCCCACATTATTAATTCCCTGAGACAAATACGTATCTACGTTCATTTTACATAGTTCCTGACAAACGCATTTGCCGTAGTAATGTAAAGGAGTGCTGTTGAAATCTATCGGGGTGGGTCCAATAAACTTGAAATCAGCGTGCGATTGTTCATATTGCACCAACACGTTCAGGATATCGTGATTCGTTAACCAAGTCACCGGGTTATGGTTCCATTCATCCGGCTGAAACGGCGCATATAGTTCTTTTTTTAAGTCTTCTCGTATACGGTCATCACTAATTACATCTAACCAACAATCTTCGCGGTCACAGTGTGTCAGGTTGGACTTCAGTTGTTTCCAAATCTGTTTGGGATTGTTTGAACGAATCATTGTGAGAGGATAAAATTGGTTAAAAGCGTCCTTAATGATTTCTAGTGTATTCTTCTTCATACATGAATTTGGAATGATAAAATATGGATTGTTCGCCGGATTACAATGTATTTTTTTTAGTGTTTTTCTCTTATGTTTAATGTGTTTCTTTCTTTTGTTTGTAAACATTTAGTATATATTTACTAAACATTTTAGTGCTTGTCTCGTTTTATAATTGATTTTCCCCACAATGAATTATAGGTAATAGCTGGTTCTTTTTCATCATTTATATTTTCAAATAGGGTATCCACTTCATCGGAATCCTTGTTGTATTCATTATTCATTTCTATTTCTTTCATTTTGAAGTAATTCACGACTGCTTTCACATAACCATCAAACAATTCGTTTACTTCTGTATTTACATTCTTATACTTATTCGTCAATAATTCTTCAGTTAACTCCAATATAGAATCTTTATACGTATCTAAATCCTTGTGTTGTGTTTGAATTGCCCCGAATTCCTCTGGATTGTTTTTAGAAACATACTTGTGATATTGTGATTTATTCATTAATAACTCTAGCGTGACTTGTTCTACAAAGGAGTTTTTTTCTGGAATACTTGGGGACTCTTCTTCAGATTCGTTCATTTGTATATACATGTAATTATAAATAAAATAGAATACCTATTATGCCCGTATCATTTAGTAATATCCTTCAACAAAAATATATTATAATAGTATAATAGAATTAACAATGAGTAATCTTGGAGGAGGAGTTCAAGGTTTTTCTGCAAAACAAACAATTAATAATTACAAGGATGGACAACAAACATCTACGCGTGATATTTTACGTAGATCTTGGAATACCGCTTTCGCCACTGGAACAGTGAACAACCAAAAGCGCAGAATTACCCCTTTTAGAGCGGTAAACAATTCTGGAGATTTCTTAGTTCGCGTGAATTACGATAGCAAGGGCCCCAATCCTGATAATACTGGTATCCCGTCTGCCAGCACCAACCCCAAATTCGTAGCCGATTCGTCTGATTACGTGAAATACAGAAGACAAGTTAGCGTGAACCGCAATTACAATGATTTAGCAAACGGTGGAGACGAGCACAATGGTTCTGTTACTTTCTTAATGAACGTCAGAAACTAAATATTTTATACGGAGAGTTAAATATATGTAAATATGATATAGATGATGATATTTACAAAAAACAATTTGAATAACGGTTCGCTCTCGTCTACCCGAGCAATGCCTCTCAAAGATAGCACCTCTGATAATAGTAGTAGATTTAGTTCTGCACGTGAGGTGTATACCGAAACTACACCTGATACCAGCCAAAAAAAATGGTTCGGTAACCGCGATTCATCCAGTGTGATTGAACGAAAGAAGAACAACGCAATTGGCAAGGGAAGTATTAACGCAAACAACCAGGCGTTGTCTTTCACTGCGCACAACGAAATTAACAGTGTGAACAGCGCGTTAAGGAGAACTCGCGCGGGCGGTTCTACGGTCCCTGCGAAAAGGACTGGATCCACAAAAATATTTTAGATGTTTCAAATTGTTTTCGTTGATTATAATATAGCCGATGTATAACTATTTAGTTGAATTTCTCGCTACTACCTTCTTTGTGTATGTAATTTTATCTACTGGCAATCCTCTGGCGATTGGAGCCGCATTAGCATTAGCGATTTTCATCACTTCAGATATCTCTGGTGGTCACCTGAATCCGGCGGTATCTGTGGTCATGGCGTCGGCTGGTAAATTACCTATTAATGAGTTGCTTCCTTACTGTGTTGCGCAGGTTCTCGGTGGATTGGTTGCGCTAGAAATATACAAGAGAAGTCCTGAATAAGGTTGTTATAATGTAATATGAATACGTATATGTGTTCTCATATTACCTGGTTTTCAGCATAAGTTTGTAAAGAATATACAATCCGACTACGGACAAGGAGCTTACATAGAACTGTGTTCCAAGATTAAGGTCGGAGAACTGAACAGCATCCTCTTCTTCATCCTCTTCTTCATCCTCATCCTCCGAATCTTCCTCATCATCATCTTCCGAATCTTCCTCATCATCATCTTCATCGGTTGACAAAGAGAACCTCTTCTTCATTTTATTTACTAAAATCAATAATTCATTTTCAGAACGTTGTATATCCACTTGCTCTTTTTCTAAACTAGGTAAAGCGAATACAGAGCCGGGCAATCTATCATGGTCCGCAGACAGTAACTGTTTCTGGTTACCTAGTTTGTTCGTTCGTAAAGGAACGGATGAAAATTCGGTTTGTTTATCCTTATTGGGAGAACTATCCAAGAATAAATAATTCATTTTTTATATATACAACTTACATATTTTCTTACTAAGTATTTTTTCAAATCAATATAAATGTTTGAATGGCTATATACGTAGCTATCATGTGTGGTATATTTACAATTTTAAACAATAATGACTTGGTCGTTACAAGTGAGGTTATGAAGAATGCCTTTGATAAAGGAATGCGGCGAGGACCCGAATTTTCTACACTGAATTCAGTTTCCATAAAGGCAGTCATGGGTTTCCACCGTCTAGCGATTAATGGATTAGACGAAATATCTCATCAACCAATTCACATTGGCAACATCACGCTGATATGTAATGGTGAAATTTACAACTACAAACAGTTATACGAGTTGTTACCTCACGATGTAAAACCCCAAACAAACTCTGACTGTGAAGTGATTGCGCATTTATACCAAGCGTTTGGAATTGATACGACATTGCAGTTGCTGGATGGTGTATTTTCGTTTGTGTTGATTGACCAACTACTCGGCAAGAACGCATCAAAAATGTACATTGCCCGTGACCCATATGGAATTCGCCCACTTTTTATCATGAACAACATGAACTCATCTGACAGCGATAGTATAGTAGCATTTGCGAGTGAGATGAAATCGCTGAAACCAATACAAGACGAGTTGAACGAACATTACAACGACATTCGTGATGAAATGCTACTACAGGACCCACATGCAAACATAAAAAAACATTACAAACAGTATCAGATCCAACAGTTTAAGCCCGGTTCATACCAGGGATACAAACTTCCCTTCCATATGTCTCCACACTGGAAAATAGAGAAGCAAGTCAGATACAACACCTTCTCATTCAACTCTACTATTTTTGCGAGCACATACGACATTCCAAGTGTTCTTGGGAAAATTCAAACTTATTTTACGGAGGCAGTGTATAAACGATGCGTTGCGACCGAACGTCCCATTGCGTGTCTTCTATCTGGGGGATTAGATAGTAGTTTGGTCACGGCCCTTGTGAATGAATATCACAAAACACACAATTTGCCTCAACTTGAAACATACAGTATTGGAATGGAGGGATCTGAAGATTTGAAATACGCACAGAAAGTAGCCGATTATATTGGGACAAAACATACACAAGTGGTTGTTAGCGAAGAAGAGTTTGTGAATGCGATTCCCAAAGTGATATACGACATTGAAAGTTATGATACGACTACAGTCAGGGCAAGCGTTGGCAATTGGTTAATCGCAAAGTATATTTCAGAACACAGCGAGGCAAAAGTTATTTTCAACGGAGACGGAGCGGATGAGTTAATGGGAGGATATTTGTACATGAAAGAGGCCGGAAATTGTATAGAATTTGATAAGGAATGTAAACGGCTGTTAAGTAATATCCACCAATTTGACGTGCTGCGCTCAGACAGATGTATATCGTCACACGGATTGGAACCAAGAACACCATTTTTGGATCGCACGTGGGTGAATTACTATTTGTCTCTTCCTATGAAGTTGCGTTATTCAAAAGAACGTCAAGAAAAATACTTAATTCGTAAAGCATTTGATACCGAACATTATAAAAACAAAGAGGGTAGAGAACTACTGCCATCTGATATTCTATGGCGACGTAAAGAAGCCTTCAGCGATGGTGTATCCAATGAGAAAACAACGACCAAGGACATTATCTATAAACATATTCACAATTTGGATGGTGACCAACAATTCGCATCTATATTTGAAGACCATAATATCGACAACAAAGAACACATTTTAAAATTGGTCAAGATGTTTCCAGAAACAAAACATATCACCCAATTGTTACCGGAAACACTAGAACAATTTTATTACCGATATGTATTTGAACTACATTATAAACACTGCGGGAAGGTGATTCCTTACTTCTGGATGCCTAAGTATGTCAACGCACAAGATTCCAGTGCCCGAACATTGGACATTTACAACGACGACCAAGAAACCAACTATGCGATTCTACCGAACGCACCTGATGAAATCGCATAAAAAATACAACATCACAGTAAATATGCTTATATACAAGGAGTATATTTACTATTTTCACATATACAATCCATCTATGTACGATTGAATATCATCTAGTGCAAACAAAGACAGTCTGTTTATAAAATCGCCAAAACTCGTTCTTTTATGTATACCGAAGTCTTTCCTTTCACTCTCATTTTGTTTGATTTCTTCAAACACGCCAGACATAAGAGTGGATACCATGTTGTCCGTTTGAATCAAATGTAGCGTTTTCTGCAAACATACGAATGTGTTTATGGTGAATATTTCTTTTAAGTTTGATAGGTCGTGCGCTTTGGATATATCTGAAAAGTCATCTACATCGTTATGGGCTATAAAATGAGCGAACATCTGACAGAAACCATGAGAACCCATTTTTTGATACAAATGATACGGATCGATCAATTCCCATTTCCTATGTATTCGTCCTCTGGTTACAATTTTTGTTCTACATGCTACTCGAAAATGGGTTTCATCGTCGTCGGGTTTTTTCGCATTATAGGTATAGTAAATAAATAAGTCCAAGTCCAACCCGTTTACGCGTTCATCCGTCCAAGGAATGCACGATTTTGACTGTTCAATGTCAAATACGTGGACATCTTTATTGATTTGTTTATAGACATCTACTTGGCCAAGTATTTCTATAAACAAAGTTAAATGATCGTTGAACCTATTCAACATGTTGATTGGATTTTTTAATGATATATTGTCAAATTCAACAATATATAATTCAATTTTTACTTTCGTTGACCACGGTATCTAAAACTCCGTGCTAAAGTCAAATACTTCTGCTTCATTGTCTTTTCCACTCTTATCTGCCAAAGCGTATTCGGCATTGGTGCGCTCAAAAAAATTCACCTTGGACTCAATACTGATGAGTTCCATGAAATCAAACGGATTGGACGAATTGTAAATCTTGTCGTATCCCAATTGGACGCACAATCTGTCCGCAACGAACTCAATATACTGCGACATCAACTTGGAATTCATACCAATCATGCGACAAGGAATGGCCTCCAAAATAAATTCCTTTTCAATTTCCACTGCCTCTTTTACAATTTCGTGAATTTTGTCCTGAGATAATTTGGTATGTAACTTAGAATACATCAAAATAGCAAACTCAGTATGAAGAGCCTCGTCGCGGGAAATGAGTTCATTGGAGAAGGTCAGTCCAGGCATCAATCCGCGTTTCTTAATCCAATAAATCGCGGCGAACGATGAAGAGAAAAACAGACCCTCCACTAACGCAAACCCCACCAAGCGAGTAGCAAAATCACTGTTATCGTCGTTCACCCATTTTTGTGCCCAGTTGAACTTCTTCGCAATACAAGGATAATTTTGAGTGGCCGCGAACAGTTTATCCTTTTCCTCAGAGTCTTTAATATATGTGTCTATCAATAGGCTATACATCTCTGAATGAATGGTTTCAATCGCTATTTGGAATGCATAGAACGCGCGGGCTTCTGATACTTGAACCTCGTTCATGAAACGTGTCCCCAGGTTATCCGTAACTACGGCATCGCTACTAGAAAAAAAAGCTAAGATCATTTTAATAAAATTGCGCTCATCATCGCTCAGTTTGGCCCAGTCGTTCATATCTTGTGCAAGCGAAACCTCGCCGGTATGCCAGAAAGAATCAATGGACTTCTTGTACATTTCCCAAATATCATTATACTTGATGGGAAACATTACATAGCGACTGTCGTCAGGAGTGAGTAAAGGTTCGGCTGTGATGGCTGCATTATGTATAGGTTCAGACATTATTGTTCCTAAATAATATAGTTGTTAGATTTTTATTTCCTTTAGAAAATACATTTACAAAGCGAAGTATCTATTTTGTGTGTTACAATCTAACCTCAATACGAGCGTTTTGTAAATAAATAATTAGTCATCTCACGTGAAACAAATTTTATACTCACAGATTATTTAGGTTCTTAATATAAGGAATGAAAGGACAGCACAAAAATTCCGGTGACTACGAGCTCGGGGAAGAACCAACCCGTCGTCAAGGTCGTCGGGGGCGCAAACAAAATGAAAAGGAAATTCTACGTGAACATATGATAGAAACAAGTGAAAAAGATACGATTGTTCAAAAACAGCGCCAATTATATGAGAATCTGCAATATTTGTCTGAAAAAGAGCGAAAAGAATTTGAATCAAAATTTACCATACCTCGCAACGACGGTCAGAAATACTACGCTCGGCTATTAAAACAGAAAAGCAAGAAGATTGTCGTTGCCACGGGACCGGCTGGAACTGGAAAAACCCTACTGGCGACGGAACAAGGAATCCGGATGTTTCTTTCTGGTGGTTATGACAAACTGATATTCACCCGACCTTGTGTGTCTGTTGATGAAGAGTTGGGATTTTTACCGGGAACATTAGAGGATAAAATGGCTCCTTGGATTCGTCCAATATACGACGTATTGTATAATTTTATTAGCCCAAAGGAGGTAAGCATTTTAATAGAGGAGAAGGTGATTGAAATCTCGCCGCTCGGATATATGCGAGGACGCACATTCAAAAACTGTTGGGTGGTAGCAGATGAAATGCAAAACTCCACCGTATCGCAAATGAAAATGTTATTGACGCGTTTAGGTGAAAATAGTAAATTAGTAGTAACAGGAGATTTAGACCAATATGACCGCGAGTGTGAGACAAACGGACTTGATGATTTTTTACATAAATTCAGAGGAAAGCGTTCATCTAGTATTACCAGTGTGGAATTTCAAACAGAGGATATACAAAGAGAAGAGGTTGTCAAAGAAGTATTAGATATTTACGCGGGAGATATTCCTATGGGTTATACCGATATAAGCGAAGACGAGAAAAACGACGACGAAGAAGTCATGAACGAACTTTAAAATTACTTATATAATTTTAGGCACTAATGTGTGTATAATAAAATGTATTCTTTTATTATAGAAATGAAATTCTCCCTGAAAAATGTTCTCCAGTTTCAACCATTATTAAAAAGTCAGTTGGTGCTGTATATGTTCTTATGTATTGCTTTGTTTGAAATTGTCCATTTCGGCACAAACCAGAATGTAAACGGCGTATTGTTGATGTTTCTAATCGGTTTTTTAACATCCTTTTTTAGCAAGAATATGATTGTCATATTATTTGCTTCTATTGTTTTTACTAATATGATTGTCTATGGTTCTCAACTAAGGTACAGAGAAGGCTTTGATAAGAAAGAAGAAGAGATAAAGAGAGTGAAGAAAAACAAGAAGACTGATGATGAATTGGAAGAAGAGGATTCTCAACATGAATTGACTAAGAAAGATGTGGAAGAAGAATTCGCAAATTTACAAAAAGACTTACCCGAATTTCAGCAAATTCAAACGGAAATTTTAGAAAACTTGGAAAAGATGGACCCGCTCCTAGAAAAGGCCGAAAGCTTCATTAACAAGTATTCAGAATACAGAGACAGCAATCGCGGCTAATTTGTATAAATTGTGAATTGATAATATCCTGTCATATTATAACAGGATATTAATACAAATGGCGAAGAGAAGAAGGAAGAATATCTTTGCAAAGAAAAATAATACAAAAAAAAATAATACAAAGAAGAAAAGTGGAGGAGGAAAGAAGAAAAGTGGAGGAGGAAAGAAAAAAAGTGGTGGAGGAGGTGGTGGTGGAAAGAAAAAGAAAGGAGGAAAGAAAAAGAGTCCATTCGCAGCGTTATTTGCCTTTCTAGCGATGATACCCAAGATATTTCAAATAATTACAGGAATCATTATGGGTATAAAAGATATTTTTATGGGGTTAGCCAGAGAATTCAAGGAATTCCCACAAGGCGCTTACTATTTAGGTATGCACGCGGCTATATTTGTTCAATACTTAGGTGTTTTCGCATTTACTAACTTATTTTGCGCTATGCAAATGATTCAAAATTTTTCTTCGTGTTTCTTCTGGTATGCGTTGGATATTTTCGGAAAAATTTTGTATTTGTTGCCCCAAATTATCATCTTTTTCTTAGAAATGTTGGGAGTGCCCGCAAAAAAAATGGAAACGCAAGTATGGATGTTTTTAGAAAAGATTGACAGAATAGTGATTGACGCTACGGGATTCCATATCATCCATTTCCCCAAAGACGTGCGCGATAAATGTTTCAACTGTAAGAGATTGAGAACAAGTGCTCTTATTGACCGTGCGAATGATGCGTTCGGTGACCTCAAGGACCCAATTATTCCTTTTATGACCGGAGGTATTGTAGATATGTTCAACGGTGCTCGTCGTGTGGTAAATGCGTTATTAGGACCGATTGGTATCAAAATATAAACGAATGAACGGGAAGTTTAGAATACAGAATGGAATATTATAGATTGTTATAGTATAATATGCCTAAGAAATGTACTAGTCCTGGAGTGATATGTATTGAAAATGTCACTTTATTTTTCATATTCATTATCATTGCTATTATTGGTTTTTTAATGTATCAGCTATACTACCAATCTTCTCATGTAAACAAATCGTCTGACATGATTCTAGTCAAGCCTGCCAAATTAATACAAGACTTACAGATGCCGATTATGGAGGAGAGTCGTGACACCATTCATGACCCGTATGCTCCTCCTTTGAAGAGAAACCAATATTTACAGCCGTCTATGGGAGGCGATGTTAGAGGTGTCCCTGTGAATATCAAAACGCGTGCAACTGGACATGATTACCAACAGACTGGTATATTGACCAAACAAGGAGGAAGCAACGAAAACTTGATTCTACCTTTAATGGGTCGCCGAACAATGACTGGTCGTGACAAATGGCAATATTATACAATGTCCAATACGGGGTTCGTCAATACCAAACTACCTATCAGTGTAAATGGGAAAAGCTGTTCTGGAGAATACGGGTGTGATAATCTGAACAACGGCGACACCGTGTTTGTAGAAGGATATAATGATACCTTCGTCGCAACTATCTACGAAAATAGCACATTGAACTACATCCCTTACCTTTAGACGAATTATAAACTGGTAAAAAACTCTATTACTTTATATATATAAAGTAATATGAGCGAACAAACAACATTTGATCTAACTGAAAATATTAAATTAGACAAAGAAATCATCTATGATTATCCTCTAACTACCATATTTACAAATGAAATCAAAAACGATGGGGGTATCTTTCAAGTCCCGGTTACCTACAGCATTGATAATAATTTTTATTATACTACTGATGGAACAACCAGTGAATTTAACTTTACCAAAATGCACATCGGAAAGGCGTATCATACCAATATAGAAAATGTCAGCAAAGACAATCCTAATATGATTGGAGAACTGGTTCTACAACACAGTTCCAATTGCTATGTATGTTTTTTTATTGAAAAATCAACAACCGCACAAAGAAACATTTTAGAAGCAGTTTTATCCAAGGACTCAGCAAACTACGAGATTGAATTAAATAATATTATCCCCAAACAAGACAGTTGTATACAATTAAAAGACGGACGAAACACCATTTTTATCTTTACCACACCTATTTACGTTTCATCTAACCTAACAAAAATAGATAGTGATGTTAGTAATTTATTCTCAACAAATTATAACAAAAATTACATCGTGATTCCTGCGAAAAATATTAGCAAGCGACAAGATGATGATATTTATATTGACTGTACGCCTACCGGAGCTAGCGAAGAAGAACTCAATACATACAACGTGCCCATTAATTCCAAAATGATGAGTGAAAAGCAACAAACCGATTTGAGCACAATGTCTATAAATTTTGCGTTTTTTACTATTCTATCTGTAGTCGGCTATTTCCTGATTCCGACGTTTTACAAAAAAACCGTGATTGAGATGATATTGTATCTGAACCCTGGCAAGGGAGACGAGATAAACAAAGAAAGACTAAAGGCGATTAAGGCAGCAGATATGTTTATAATTCTCTTGTTGGTAATGAGTATCACTACATTATATACTGCTGGAGCAGGGTCTAATAACCCTACATATACATCCATCGCGTTAGTTCTTTCTCTTATCACTATATTGTCGGCATCGCTCATTAATATCAAAAAATTAAATACGGATTTTATAAGAACAATTGACAAGAGTGGCAGGATAATCCAATTAGAGTTCCCTACAAGGGAAGTGACCGATAGTATAACAGGGAAAAAAACCCAAGAACCGATCGAAATCCCGACAGATCTCAGCAAGGTTTTCGCATTATTTGGTAACGCGTTAACATTTATAAAAGATAACTTATTGGCTGCTATCGCAGCTATCGTAATTGCCGTCGGTTTTACAGTGATGGGTTTAACTATGAGTGGTATAATATCAGATAATCTTGGTTATCCACTGGGTGTGGGTATATCAATGCTCACCATAACAATACTCGCCATTTCAAAATTAAACGAACATATTGAAAAAATACGCAATGGCGAGGTGATATAAACTGTGATTTCAACTAAATAAATAGAGCATTTTTTATTTATTTAGATAGTGCGGGCTGACCAATGGTCACTTAATACATAGAAGCAGTTCCGACATCCTCGGATACGGGCTTGAATGCAGTCTCGGTGAATACCACGGGGTCACTGTGTCCAATAGGAGCCATCATCTCAATAACCTCCTCTTCCAGGGTGGATTTCTTCACAGGATTCATCTTTTGCATTTTCTTGTCCTTCTTTTCTTGAGAAGGGGTATGCTCCTGAATAGCAGCCTTTCCGGTCTGCTTGGAACTGCGACGTAATAATTCGTAGGCAACGAAAATATACAGAATCGCAACCAGAGGACTAGCATTGAAGAACAGATACAGGGTTACGGCTAAAACAGCCACCATACCCATAGGAGTGTCTACCATGTTAGAAACAAATTGAGGGTTCTCAATAGGTAACACAATATACAATATAAAAACAACAAGAGCAATCATCTCTACTTGTGTTAAGGAGCCGAACATTTTCTGAAGTTTCATCATTCTTTATATATTATAGATTAGTATTTTATTTTTACCTATAATCAACGGAAATTTAAAAATTGATTTGTCCTAAATACAAATATTCGTATGTATCTATAGTATACACGCATAACAATGAACCGAAAGAAGAATCTCAAGCAACCAACAATTAAAGACAGTATTCTGTTGACCCCTGAATACAAAGAAAATGTGCGCATTGCTGCGCGTTTGGGTAGAAAAGGGTATACAATTCCCAAAGACACCTTGTCTGAAAAAGACATTGCGTGTTTAAAAGAAGAATTGTTGGTGAAACCCGTTGAAATGAAAATGAATTACGGTGCGCCTGGGGCAGCTGGAGCCAATTCGTTCCCGGTGTACAAAGAAAACGACAAAAAAATATACATTCCTCGCTTTTATGGGGTTGAACGTTATGGGTTGCCTGATAAAAGCGAACTCCAGGAAGGAGACGACATTGACGTAACCTTTGATAAACAGGTCCGCGATTATCAAGAACACATTATTGGTGTCTATATGAACCACATTGGAGAACCCATATCAAAAAACAACACGCAAAATGGTAACGGAGGCATACTGGAGGTTCCTTGTGGTAGAGGTAAAACCGTAATGGCGCTCAAAATCATCTCCAATCTCCAGAAAAAGACGTTAATTATTGTTCACAAGGAATTCTTGATGAACCAGTGGATAGACCGCATTGAAGAGTTCTTGCCTGGAGCAAGAGTTGGAAAAATACAGGGTCAAAAATTTGATATTGAAGACAAAGACATCGTGATCGGTATGTTACAATCGCTCTACGACAAAGATTATGGTCCCACTGGATTTCAGAGCTTCGGTTTAACCATTGTGGATGAGGTGCATCGCATAGGAAGTGAGCAATTTTCCAAAACACTATTGAAAGTGACCACTCCAAATATGCTGGGTATTTCGGCAACAGTTGACCGCAAGGATGGATTGACCAAAGTATTGTATATGTTCATTGGAACCAAAATATACAGCGAAGAACGCAATGACGACGACCCTGTATGTGTGCGTGCTCTTCATTTTCACACAAATGACGACGAATTCAATGAGGTTGAAGTGGATTACAGAGGAAATACAAAATACAGCACGATGATTACCAAACTATGTGCGTATGACCCGCGTACAAGATTTATCATCAAAGTGTTACAAGATTTATTGTCGGAAGACCCGGATAAACAAATCATGGTGTTATGTCACAATCGCAGTCTACTTACTGCCATCTATACCTATATTCGCACGTGGAACGATGAGGACGAAATGGTTGGGTATTATGTGGGCGGGATGAAACAAGTAGATTTGGAAAAAACAGAGAAGAAACGTATTGTCTTAGCTACGTATGCGATGGCGGCGGAAGCACTCGATATCAAAACACTGTCTACCCTTGTGATGGTGACCCCTAAAACGGATATTACCCAGTCAGTTGGTAGAATATTGCGCGTAAAGCATGCCAAACCAATCATCGTAGACATTATTGACCAACACGACCCATTTCAAAAGCAATGGATGCAACGACGAAGATATTACAAAAAATGTAACTACAAGATTATTCAAAACAACAGTAAAAAATATACAAATATGATGAATGCCGAGGATACAAATGAATGGAAATTGGTCTTTGATCCAAAGGACAAAACTACGAAAATGGACGAAGACAAAGAACTGAAATCGGACCGAAAATGTTTAATTGCTTTTGATAATTTGGAATAGAGTAGTGTTTTATACATAAGATTCATCATCTTTATAGGTTAAATAGGGAACCTGACTATCAAGTGTCTTGTCTGCTTGAATCTCATACCAACACTCAAATTCACTGATATGAATTGGTCCCTTCAAATTTTTTTCTAGATTTGATTTCAGCATATTCGCATGACTTTTCATCGCCCTGAATGAATCAACACAATCAGGGTGATAATTTTTTATTTGTTTATACAATGTTAGGAGCGAACTCATATCATTGGGTAGTAGCGTAGCGGACATAGTAGGTAGTTATAAGACGTCTATTTCTTTTGTGTCTTTCTCTTCTTGTTGCTTTTCTTTTTCAATTTTCTGTTTGTCTTGGTCTTCTTCTTCTTTGTTTGCTTTTTTTTATGTTTCTTTCCACCTCCTTGTTTTAACGCAACTAATTCTGCACCACCAGATGTGGCGGTGCCAACAGTATTGGGCAACACATTTCCTTCTGTGAACTCGAAAAATCCTCCTCCAGTTCCAGACATGATATATACTGGACAGAGATATTTTGCAAACAAGATAAAGTGATGATTGTATATGTGTGTATGACTAAACTTCCTGCGAAATCGTGGGAGTATATACCAGAATTAGAAGACGAAAAAGATTATGTGGTGGACTTGGAATTGTGGAACTTGTGCGCTATTTTACGCAATATAACCCAAAATCGGCGAGCAGAATCGCCAGTCTATCAAAAACTAGTCATTCCTCATTTACAAGAATTAGTAGATAAATTGGAAACATTGCAGGCGAAACTAGATAGAGAAATTGAGACAGGTGGAGACAAAACCATCTACGATTTGATAGAAGGATAAAATTGAAAAGGAACCATTCGGATTGATTATCCGGATAGAACAATACCAACAATGAGCACAGACTACTCAAATGCGGATGGGCGATATATGTCACTCGCTATAGACGAAGCAAATAAATCTCCCATTAGTTTTCAAATCGGATGTATCGCGGTTGTCTCGGGAAAAATCGTAGCACGAGGGTGCAATCATTATAGAACCTACTCAAAAGATGGTATGATTGGTAAATCGTGCTCTTGTCATGCCGAAATTGATGTCTTGCGAAAATGCTTGAAGAAAAATATAACCAAAAAAATCAACCTGTATATAGTTAGAATATCAAGCGTGGGAGAAGTCATGTGTTCGGCACCATGTATAGACTGTTTCTTCAAAATGAAAGAGTTCAATATAAAGAGTCTTGTTTATATTGGACACGACGGAGATATTATCAAAAGGAATTTTGAAGATTTTCACACGACTCATCAGTCAAGTGGGAGTAAAGCAATCAGCGCGAAGCGTGTAAAATGTATATGAGTATATACAAAGAGTGTAAAATTGAAAGGGATGTAGATTGTTTTTTATTTGTATCCTTCATATATCATACAATTCTAACATCATGAACCCCGACACAACTTATAGTTGGCCGGATATTACGCATCCAGCACACGCATGTGCGTTTTCAAAGTTAGGATTAAAAAAAATTCTCTATATCGGTCCTTGGTTTCATATTGAACCCACAATTCATAGTGAATTTAAAGACATCAAAGAGTTTATTTATGTAGATACGCAACCGCGCGGCGAAAATGAAAGTGCGCCTTATCATAAAAACAACTACAAAACCGAGTTTATGGAGGAATTGATGAAAAAATGCTATACATTTGGATACGAATTAATAGATGATTCTCCAGTAGACACTAAATACGTGTATACACTATTAAACAAAAAACAACAGAAGACGTGGAAGACAGATTGTCCGCATATCAATCCTCATTTGTTCAAATTCAAAAACAAATACACGAACCAAATAATCAAATATTATATTTCAACCAACTTTCGTTACAATATGAATCCCGAGCTTCGTGATGATATGTGTAGTGCGGACGGACTGATAGTAAGCGGATACTTTCCACATAAAGACTTATTCCAGTATTTTAGAGTGCCAAAAACAATTATTGGATTCACAGATACGGTATATCCAGTAGGCGTTCACGCTCAATATATGGAGACGGATAGTATTATGCCCGGTTTAATAGACGACGAACATAGAAATGAGGCAATATGGTCGGAAAATTATTACTTGATATCGGTCCATACAACACATATGGTAAGATGTAATTCCATGGCTGAACTTGGATTACAGAATTTGTACGAAATGAACAAACGCAATGAAGAATTCTAAAAATAATAAAATGATAATATGATAAAAAATATAAAAATACGTTTTTATCATGTTATATAATATGAAAATTATTTACGGAAATGAAACCAAAAATATAGATGTAACCGCAATATGTTACGATAAACTAATGACTGATAATATTATTCGTATTCCCAATTCCGAACGAGACCGAGCTGAATTGTTTACTGATCCTTTATATGGGGAGGTAAAGCAAATATACATTGTAAATTCTTTTCTTGGACAATTGACCAAACACGACCATACCAAAGTTGTATATATAGACACGATTCAGAATAAGTTATACGAGAATGATGATATTCCTGACGATATCCGTTATATTTATAGCGACGTTGACCAAAAATTAGATATGATTCATAATCAAATTACATTAAAATACGGAGACATGAAGGATGAGTTTCCAGAACAAAAGATAGCTGTTCGGTTTTTAACGGGAGACGAACGAGTATTGGAACTTGGCAGCAATGTTGGTCGCAATTCTATGATTATCGCACACATTTTAAAACGAAAAAACAATAAAAAGTTTGTCACCGTTGAATCCGACCCTAACGCAGCCAATATGTTGAGAGAAAATATGAAGGCAAATGGGTTTGATTTTCAGATAGTAAACGCAGCATTGTCCAAAAGACGTCTTATCCAAAAAGGCTGGGATACATTTGAAAGCGACAAGGACGTTGATGGATACAACCGAGTAGAAACAGTTACACTGAAAGATATCAATATCAAATATCGCATTAATTTCGATACCTTGGTGATTGATTGCGAAGGTGCGTTTTATTACATTTTGAAGGATATGCCAGAAGTATTAAATAATGTAAAGTTAATTATGATGGAAAATGATTATCACAACCCAGAACACAAAAACTATGTAGACAATGTGTTGACAGAACATAAATTCAAGGTTGAGTATTCTGAGCCATTGACTACTCACGAAGGCCTATTCCCGCATTGTCGTAATCATTTTTACCAGGTTTGGAAACGACCCAAACCAAAACGCGACAAGTTGAATCTCTTCAGTCCATTCAACTAATTTGAACATTCATAATATTCTTACCATACAATATTATGTATATTTGTATACAATGCGTTTATGCTATGTATATCCATCAAACTCTATTATTTATGTATTTCATGGAGTGATACATGAAAGTGCATGTTTTTTACAAAACAAAAAAGTTTTTCAGATTTGCACTTTTGGACATTTTTAAAAATGTCCAATTTTCATTTTCTCAGAAAAGTTTTTTTTTGCAAAAACACACATTTTTGGTTCACAGCATAATGCAGTAAATACGATTTTCTACTAACATATTTTGCTGCACAAGTTTTTTTTAACTTATGAATAAAAACGATTTAGGAGATTTTTATACTACCATTATAAGATAGTAAAATGATAGTAAAAAAATCTCCAAAAATCTCCAAAATGTTTTATTGTAAATCGTGTGAGTATAGTTGCAGCAAACAGAGTGAATTCAATAAACATATTGTCACTGCAAAACATAAAATGATAGTAAATGGTAGTAAAAAAATCTCCAAAATATCAAAAACCAATAATAATGAATATGAGTGCGTATGTGGTAAGACATATAAGTATGATAGTGGATATTATCGTCACAAGAAGGTATGTCGGTCAACCAATATTCAAGTTGATTCAAATACACACGTGAAAGAACATGTAGATGATAGCGCAAACAACACAATGACCACGATGATGGAGCTAATTAGACAAAATCAAGAGTTTAAAGAGTTAATCGTTGAACAGAATAAACATCTGCTTGAATTATCACAAAAACCTACCACAACCAACAATACAATCAACAACAATAATCAAAAATTTAATCTGAATTTCTTCTTGAACGAACAATGCAAAGATGCGATAAATATGTCTGAATTCTTAGAAAATATGACATTAGACATTGAGGATTTAACAGAGACGGGACGACTAGGCTACGTTGGAGGCATTTCGCGCATTTTTATTAACAAACTACGAGAAATGGATACGTATAAACGACCTCTTCATTGCACGGATTTGAAAAGGGAGACCCTCTATATTCGCGAGAATGACGAATGGTTCAAAGAAAACGATTCAAAAAAGAAATTTAATGATATAATCGCACATGTAGCCAACAAAAACTGCAAAACGATTAAACAATGGACAGAAGAACACCCTAATTATAATAAAGTAGATACGCAAGAAAATATAGAATATGTTATGCTCTGTCAAGCAATGTTAGGTGGATTCGGTGAACAAGAAAACAGGCAACACCGAGACAGAATTGTGCGGAATTTAATCAAAGAAGTGATAGTTAACAAATGTTAAATTTCCAAAGTGCATGTTTTTTTCAAATGAAAAACTTTTTTCAGATTTTCACTTTTGGACATTTTTAAAAATGTCCAATTTTCATTTTCTCAGAAAAGTTTTTTCTTGCAAAAACACACATTTTCGGTTCAAAGCATAATGCAGTAAATGTATATTTTTACTAACAAATTTTGCTGCATAGTTTTTTTATTGTTTTGCCAAAAAACAGTTTAGGGGATTTTTTGTGTTCTATAAATATAGAACACATTTGAACAAAAAATCCCCAAAAAATCCCAATGAATTTTGTCTGTAAATCGTGTGACTATAATACAAGCAACAAGAAGGACTATAATAAACATTTACACACTGCAAAACACATAAATAGAACGCAATTGAACGAAAAATCCCCAAAAATCCCCAAATCAACTATATACTGCTGCGATATTTGTAATAAACAATTCAATGCGAGAAACTCATTATGGTATCACAAAAAGAAATGTAATACCGAGTTTTCATACCATACGGAAACGATTGAAATTCCAACTGAAACAGAACGAAATCGCACGGTAATTGAACTGTTAAAACAAAATCAAGAATTTAAAGAGCTCATTGTGGAACAGAATAAGCAAATCATGGAGTTGGTGCAAAAACCGACAACAACAAACAATACGATTCACAACAACAATCAAAAGTTTAATTTGAATTTATTTTTGAATGAACAATGTAAAGACGCAATGAATATATCGGAGTTTTTGGAAGATATGACACTTAACTTAGAAGACCTGACTGAAACCGGTAGATTAGGATACGTAAACGGCATTTCGCGCATTTTTATCAACAAATTACGAGAACTTGACACATACAAACGCCCGCTCCATTGTACGGATTTGAAACGAGAAACATTATATATTCGCGAAAACGATGTATGGGAAAAGGAAGAAAATTCAAAAGGAAAACTAAACGAACTAGTAGACAAAATTGCGAATAAAAATTGCCGAACAATGAAGCAATGGACGGAAGAAAATCCAAACTATACGTTGATGGATTCTCCTGAAAATCAAGAATTTATGCGTTTGTCTGGAGCAATATTGGGAGGATTCGGAGAACAAGAATCAAAACAATTCCGCGATAAGATTATTCGTAGCGTAATCAAAGAAGTTGCCATAAATAAAAATATGTAATACTCAAAATATATATTTTTATTCTTCGTTTATAATTTACTAATATGAACGATTTTTGCGTATTTGTGTGCGATTTTAATAGGAACCCATTTGCGAAATTTCCGATCATATACACACTCCATGCGGACGGTCTTTTTTAAGTCTACATACTTGTCATTCTGGATGTTTTCAAAATCATCTTCGTCGTCACTTTCTTCTATATAATCCAAATTCTTATTTTCTCGGATGTTTCTGAATATACTGTTTAATATAACACTCGTTTTGTAGTTCGGAACGTATGATAAATTATAATATACGGGAGTATTATTGCGGCCATACGCGAATAAATGATAGATATCGTATTGCATATCTGCACGAATTTCAAATACGGTTGTCATTCTATATTGAGGTTTATTCATCGTCATTTTGTATGGTTTAATGTCAAACTCGGTCTCTATTAACGATACCGATTTTTGAGTAGATGGTAAACTCACCAGATTGAGTTTTTTAGACAAATAAATGTTCACATATGGCATGACTTCAATTGATGACCTATATTGAAGATGGTGAATGGGATAGTGAATTTGAGATGAAATGGTGTCGTCAATGGTATTTGGGTACTCGTCTACATTATCTAACTGAATATTCCATAAGAATGGAGAATAAATAGGGGTATTTGTTTCAAACATGGTAAACATATTTCTAATAGACGCAAGCTTGTTTAATCCAGACATTTTATTTAAATTGACCCCCTTTATGAACAAGATATCGTCAATTATATATTTCTCTTTTCCTGATACTTCATCTGTTACGCACGTCGCATATACAAGTGTTCCCAAAGACAAATTGAGATTTGATTTGATATCACTATGAGTGACCTTGATTATTTTTTTATCACGATTTAATTCTAGAACATAACAAGCGTTATATTTTTGATGAAATGTAAACCATATTAGCACCTTTTTACCAGTAGGTATAGCTATACATACATCGTATACAGATGAAACTTTCTTATGTGAAATTGTTTCATAGGAAAGTTCAAATTGTGGTAATTTTTGTAACACATAAGACGATTGATTCGTATTCAACACTAACATAGTCTTTCTGTAGGATAGTATTTAAATACTTTTACGAAATAGAATGGCCTGTTTGTTCGTCCATAAACTGTTGTAGTTCTTGGTTCAATTTTTCAATATGCTGTTGATTAAACAAATTTTCATCTACTTGTTTAGATGAGGATGTGTGTATTTGTTCCATCATTTTGTTGTATTTTTCACTACTGAGTGAACGAGATAACTTGGGTTTTGGTGTGCGGAATTGCTCTTGTATATACTGAATCACGATATGTGCTACAAAAATAATCAATAAGGAAAAAGATACTTTTAACAAAATTTGAGAGAACATAACAACGGAATACTAAATATTATAAACAAAAAAAAACAAGTTTCTAAACGCTTCTACTATAGTCAATGCTAAAATAACATTATAAAAATAATATAAATGTTTACTTGTAATTAGTATATTGTCTTCTATGCGTCTTCTTATCGTGGAAAAGAATGGTTCTATTAAAGAAAGTGTATTAAAATCGTGGAATGAAGAGGAATTATATAAAAAAGCTGGTTTCAAAACTAACCAAGGGTTCAAGTTGGCCACTACTTGGAAAGTAGACAACATCAATAAAAAATCGTATCAAATTCGGGTGTATGGAAAGACCGAGGGACGTGCTACACAAGAGAACAAATATGAATTTCCTCCGCCAATTGACAATACCCTATTTTTTGGTAGTTGTTTGATTGTTAGTATGAACGGCGACGAGCCGTTGTCGTTGACTACTGCGGAGTGGACATGTATTTACGACAAATTATATGGCGGATTTGAAAGTGTGGGTTCAGAAGATAGCGAGGAAGAGAGCGATGAATATGATGATGTTCCCAAAACTAAATCTGGATACGCCAAAGATGGATTCATTGTTGATGACGACGCGGTGTCGGATGAAGATTCTGACGATTCTGAGGAAGTTATACCGCCTCCTAAGAAAAAAACAACAAAGAAAGTCGCCACAAAAAAACAAATGTCTGCGAGTATAACGGATAATGTATTTACAGAATTAATCACCGAAATTGAGGATATTTTTGACTCTACAAAAGAGTTGGAGAGGGAAGAGTATGTATAAAGAGTGTTGATTTTTACTATAAGATACAAAATTGAATGATATAAATAAAAAGAATCTATCTATATTATCTACATATACGCAACACAATGAAGACAGTATCCAATCCAACCAGTTTCCGAGAAAATCTAAAAAACAAATTAAATATTATATTAGAAAATGATAGCACAACCGCAAACGTGGAAACGAGCATATTCAATTATGCCATTAACGAAGCCGACCGACGTAAACTAATCAAGAAATGGGACAACCCTAGATTCATTGAAATTTATTTAAATCGGTTCCGCAGTATTTATATCAATCTGAAGAACGATGCGTTCTTGGAGCAAGTGAAGAAAAAAGAAATTAGCGGAAAGACGTTAGAGCTGCTAACTCACTACGAAATGGAGCCAGGTAGATGGAGCGAATTAATAGATAAAAAGGTGAAAAGAGATGCGAGTCAGTTCAATACAAACATTCAAGCATCCACTGATATGTTTACTTGTAGAAAATGTAAATCAAAGAAATGCACATATTATGAACTACAAACGCGAAGTGCGGATGAACCTGCTACTATATTTGTAACCTGTCTGGATTGCGGTAAGAACTGGCGGTCATAAAAAGTTTACTTACAACCGCAATAATAAAGTCCGCATATACCAAAAATAGATACACACGAACCACCGGAAGTAATACATATATCCACCCTTTTTTATTCCTATCCACATGTAATCTATTTTCTGTATTCAAAATGGCTTCATGTTCTTCACTCGCATCGCCTATAACTTCAATATTCCGTATTTTTGAGATAGCGTGTATGCAATCCTTATAATTTTCAATAGGAGTTGTAAAATTTGTTATATCCGTTCTACACAAAGGACAAATTGGCTGTATCACATTTGAAATATAAAGTGTATTTATATATGTTAAAATACAGGTGGAACAAAACCGATGGTTACACCCGAGATTACAATAATACTTGGGTTGAATAGGTTCGTAACATATGGGACAGTCGTCTAACCCACTAGTTAATTGTAAACGGGTAGCCGGTTGGAACGTTATATTAAACACACGTGTAGACATGAGAATCGTAGCGATAGAAGTGGGTGTCCAGTTTGTATGAACATTACTCTTCCGCAAAAAATTATGAATATATTCGGAATAAATCTGTATTTTGCTCTTAGGTATCGCATTAATTAAACCTATATGTTCATCCATTGATACATTGGAATAATGTATTACAAATAAGTTTACAAACTTATGGTAGGGAAGGTATCGTCCATAATAATTTTTGATTGGATGATTCTTCAACAATATCTTATGTTTATAGCCAATCACACGTAATATATTCACATTCAAGGACATTAAATATAGTTTTAAAAAAGTCGTTTGTAAACCTAAATAATAATCATATGCTGCATTATACCGTATGGCGTTTTCAAATACGTGAATCATGTTACTATCGCAATTATACACGGTATGTCCATCTTGACAACAAAAGAAGCAACGTCGCATCCGGAATATAATTATGTTTAATATATAATTATAATCAAATTGAAAAAAAATACATATTGTATTTTGTTTTTGTTACGATAGAATCGTTAGATCAAAATTTCTAAATCTTGTAGCTTCCAGTATTCGCAGCCTCCATTTGGCAAAGGTCGCTTAACAATGAACGGTATTTTCTTCTCTTCAAACTCCTTGAGGGCAATCAAATACCCATCAATCACATTTTCGTCCACTGATACGAACACCGGGCTCCCTGCGTTAATTTGCTTTGCACGTTCCCCCAAAATACGAGCCTTTTCGTATTTTGTAATAAATGGTTGCGTTCTATGTAAAGGGTCTATGATATTCCCTTCGTCATCTCTTACAGTCTTAGATAATGATTCTACTTCGTCATAATTGACATTCTGTAGCTCAGGATGATAAGTTGAAATCAAGTTCTCTTTGTAGTCATCATTAATTTTTTGTAGATAATCTTCGTCTTTTTCTTCTTCATCGTCACTGAAATCATCGTCTCGGAAAGGATTCAATTCAATATCTTCTTCAAGTGTCTCCTCTTTTTTTGAAAATATTTTGTTCTCTATTTCTTCGTCGTCGTCCATTTCGTCGTCGTCGTCAAATTCATCGTCGCTGTCATTTACAACCGCATCAGGCAAGACTGCTGAATCATCGTCACTTGGTGCTTCCTCCTCTACGTCATCATTGTCAGCGGAACGAATTGTGATTGCCCCCTTTTTTTTGGTTTTTCCGGATGGTTCCTTATCAACGATTTCATCATCTGAGAACTCGTCTTCAATAATTTCTTCGTTATCGTAATCAATGGGGTCCATTATATACTATTATGTGAATATATTAAAAAACATATTTCTAAATACATTTATTCAATTTTATAGTATCGTGCCATTAATTATTCGTCCATTTTGTATCACATTCTGAACATATATAACTGTATTTCATACCAGCGTCATTATACCTCATATAAAGAATTTCAGCAGGGGTCTTGGTGTCTTTGTGGTTGGTTTTACACTCTTTGTTCGGACAAGGAATATTATACACGCGAGGCAAGGTGGGGTCCAATTTTGTATATTTGTTGATTATGTGATGAAAGTTTTGTTCTCCATTTGTGAAAGACGTGTTCATTAAACAAACTCCGTCTTGATTAATATCAAGATCTACATTTCCACAGTGTTTACAATAATAATTCAAAGTTGATTCGTCGGATTCAGCAATACGAATATAATACATGTTGTCGCATTTCTCGCAAAATTTCATTGTTAACTCTCTTATATATAGTTGTATGAGAATTCTTTCTATGTTATTTCTTTTTCAATTTTGTATTCGTTTGTCATTCTATCTGGCGCATACAAAATTGATAGTTTTATTATTGAAATTATTAATAAAACAACCAAACCAAATCATTCGCACGATATATGGTGTAATAACGTTTACATTATAATTGACCTGCTGCAAAGTAATAGTTCCGAAAATTGATTTAGAAAGTATCCAATAATATAGTTGTATAGTATACCCTCAAACATGAGTTCATCTTCTATTGCTGCAAAACCGAAGCCAAAACGACCACAAAATCTCCAAACCGCACTTACACAGTATCGGGTAGAGAAGAATGCGAACACGGATAAGCCAGAGACACATACAAACACCCGAATTGGCAACAAAGACGCCAAAATTCACGGAGGAACGTATGTGATTCCAGATAATGAATATCCGGGGTTTATGAAAAAGGTAAAGGCCGCTACATTGAGTGGTCAATACGAATATTTGACGGAAAAACAGCTACCCGAGGGCTCCCTTGCGATTGATATGGACTTACACTACGATTATGAGGTAGAAGATAGGCAACATGGAAAGGAACATGTGGATGACCTTGTAGACGTTATTTTCGGGGTATTGAACGATATGTATGTATTCAGTTCGGATAAAAATATAAAATGCTTTGTGATGCAGAAACCAGATGTAAATAGAGTAAAAGATAAAAACATTACGAAGGACGGTATCCATTTGTTGATACCTATTAAAATGGACCGTCATGCGATGAAGTATCTGCGCGAGCAGCTGATTTCAAAAATTCCTGAAATCTGGGATGTTCCAATCATTAATACGTGGGGAAGTGTATTTGACGAAGGTGTTATGAAAGGCACTACAAACTGGCAGCTAATTGGTTCTAGAAAACCTCATCACGGTCGTTATAGTGTCGCTTATATCTACGATATTGGATATGACGAGAGCGATAACGAATTTATTCGCGACGAAATTAGCGATGTAACTGGACACATAGAAGAGATGGACTGGATGGAGTTGTCTGTGAGGAATCCCGATGTGCCAACCTTTCAACTGAAGACGTCGTTTATTTCTACCTACGAGAAATATCTGCCAGTAAACAAGACGCGGACACAATTTTCCAGAAACAACGTCCCCGTTAGAAAATCATCTAATTATAATGCACTGCCTGGCGAACTCACACGTATTACTAGCCAAGAGGAGTTAGACTCTATGTATAACGAATTTATGGACTCTTTTACCGTGGCAGACCACAAATTGGTTTCGGCATGCAAAATGACCATGATATTGACATCTGAATATTTCGGAAATGGGTCGTATGATAAATGGATCCGTGTATGTTGGGCACTAAAAAATACGTCAATGGACTTGCTGTTGTTATGGGTAAAGTTCAGTTCACAAGCGCCCTCTTTTCGGTATCCAGCGTCAATTATGGAATGTATAGAGAAATGGGACGAGACCATTGTTCAATACGACGGTGGTCTGACGATTGGTTCTATTTGTCACTGGGCAAAGACAAGTAACCCGAGCGAGTATAAACATATATTGGACCAGTCAATCGGTGCCAAAATAGAGCAATCTATTAATTACGCAGTTCAAAATAGCAACTTAAACAATAAAAAAAATGGAATTTGTGGAGACGCCGACTTTGCTGAAGTTCTGTATTCAATGAAGGGGGATGAATATGTATCCGCAGGTATCAAATCAAATAGTTGGTATCGGTTTGTGAATCATAGATACGAAGCATGTGACTCAGGCACCTCTTTGAGAAATGAGATTGGTGGAACAATGCGGTCTCTGTATAATCAGAAGGCACAGGAGTATCTTCATGAAAGCACCTACCAGCCCGATGACAATACATCAAAAGAGGGAGAGTTAGCAAAGGTGAAGGCAAAGGTATGCATGAACGTATTTGGTCACCTAGGCATGACTGCTGCTACTGAGCATGTTATGACTGAATCAAGACACAAGTTTTATGTCAAAGACTTCTTCGATAAGTTGGACCAAGACCCTTATTTGATGGGATTCAACAACGGCGTTATGGATTTCCGCGAGAAAACGTTTCGTTCTGGAAAACCAGATGACTATATTTCTAAGAGCACAAATATCAATTATATTCGTTTGAACAAGAGTGACCAACAGCAACAGCAGATAGTAAAAGAGGTTGAAACCTTCTTTCATCAATTGTTTCCTGTTGAAGAGGAGTATGAGTATATGTTTGACCATTTGGCATCTACCTTGATTGGAAACTCAGTAAACCAGACATTCACCATGTATACAGGCGATGGACGAAATGGTAAGTCCGTTATGATTTCACTCATGGCGAAGGTGTTGGGCGACTATAAGGTTGAAGTGCCCCTTAGTTTGGTTGCGGATAAGCAGCGAACAAAGGTCGGTGGGGTATCTCCTGAGATTGTGTCCCTAAAAGGCGCTCGTTATGCTGTGATGAATGAGCCATCCAAACACGACCGTCTGAATGAGGGCAAGATGAAGGAACTTACCAGTGGAAAGGACCCTATTACATGCAGAGCACCTTATATGACTGGCATGGTGTCGTTTGTTCCCCAGGCAACATTCGCGGTTGCTTGTAATGTAATGATGGAGGTAGATAGTAATGATGGAGGCACATGGCGACGCATTCGCATTGCCCCTTTTCATTCTTATTTCACGGAGAATCCCGTGGATAATGACCCAAACAAACCTTATCAATTTCCAGTGGATTGTGAAATTGAAAACAAGTTTGATAGGTGGAAAGAGATCTTTATGGCGATGTTGATTGAACGAGTGCTGGAGACAAATGGATATGTGAGAGATTGTGATATGGTGATGGCAGCCAGCAACAAGTATAGACAGAGTCAGGACCTATTTAGTCAGTTCTATGATGAAAAGATTGTATTGGATGCCGACAGCTCTCTATCAAAGACGGCCTTGCATGAAGAATACAAGATTTGGTTTTCAAACAATGCTACCGGGAAGTTCCCTACTTCTCGCGAATTGGCTGAAAATATGGATAAGCTCTACAAGAAAAATGTGCGAGGAAAATGGAAGGGTATTATGATTAACAGAGATGACAATGACGACAATGATGAAATCGTTGACAATGATGGTATTGATGAGAATGACCTGTAACTACTTAAATAACATACAATGAATTGAATATTGTAAATTACTAGAATATTCAATTTTTTATTTCACTGGTTCAGCGCGTATAAAATTATACATATACATAATGTAAAAATAAACGAACTCTTCTATATATGTGATATAATAGGGATACAACACTACCGCCGATATAATAAACAAACTGCTGTATATGCGGTCCATAGAAAAGTGTTTATATAAAAATACTAACAATATGATAGCAAATATATAATACGCAACCTTAAAAAAGTGATTTGTTAGCTCTGAATTCTCTATGTCAGGTTGAATAAATGTGGACTCTTGGTCCCCCTGGGTTAGGTCATTTTTAAGATAACTATATTCGCGATGTAAATGATTATTTTGAGTAGTAATCATGTCAAACATCTGTTCAGTATTTTCCCAAGAAAGGCCCTTCACCTTATGATGTTCGGTCATTGTGGTATCAAAATCCGATTCTAATATACCATTATCCTGTTTTAGTAGCTCAAGTGTTTTTTCAAGAGTGGCGATTTGAGTAGTTAAATCCATTATTTCGTCGTCTAATGTATTTTTAGTCTCTTTAAGTGTCTTAATTTTACGATTGTATGTCCGGATTCGCTCTTTTTCCCTATTAATACCATTTATGAAACGTCTGATACCACCTTTTCCTTTTGCTATGTCATTTTCAATGTCTCTTATTTTTGTATTGTAATCATTGATTTGGTTTTGAAGATGTTGAATGTTTCTATTTACCCTTTCATGACGTTCCTTTAATTGACGAAGTTCTTTATCAATTCGTATATTTTTTGCGATTAAATCATTCGCCCCTCTTGATTTCCGTTGGTTTCTTCTAGATTTTCTTTGGTCTCTTCGTTGGTTTCTTCGTTGTCTTCTTTTACCCATTCTGATACTAATTTATCTATATATTGAGGATAAATTATTATGTCATAAATACCATAACTCTATTAAAATAATGAATCAAACTTCTTTTCAGTTTCTCTCGGTATTTTAGATATGCTGTTTACAGCTGCATTGGCATACATTGTTAGATTCATTAGCATGTCAAAAAGGCCTTCTAAAATATACATCCAGTAAGGAAATAATATAAGTGCGACTAACAAAAACATCGTATTTGGTTTATTGATTGCGTCTTTCCTATGATATAAATATGCTAACCCTATTAATAAAATATAATACAAATACCAGAATGCGTTGTTCGCAATCACATATTCTTGTTTGATATGGTCTTCATATAATGAAGCACGGTCAGAAGTTAACTGTTGAGATTCCAAATCAGCGCCAACGGTATTGATTGTTTTATCTAAATGGTTATTTTGCGTTTGGATAATTGCGTGTATTTCTCTGGTTTTTTCATCTATATTTTGCTGTTCTTCTTCTATGCCCGACTCGCCATTTAATATACTTGTTAAAAGCAATTTGTTTTTTACATCTGATGCGTTGAAATTATATTCTAGACTTTTCAGGTCATTTGTAGTATCGTCTTTTATTTCACGAAGCTTTGGATTAATCACATCTCTATAATTATTGTGCGTGTTCTTCTTTTTTATACGAAGCCGTTTTTCGGTTTTAAAATCGCGATTCTTTCGTTCCATCCGTTTTCCTATTTGTTTTTTACGACGATTGAGTTGTTTCGTCTCTTTTTTCTTTTGACGTAAACTATTGTTTACACGCCCTTCGTTTCTCTCTGCGTTCCTTATATCCCGTTTCCTTTCATTTCGCTTTTTTCGTTTAATATCTAGAGCGATTTTAAGCGCGGCGATTGTTCCAGCAACCATAAAGAAAAACATAATATACCCACTTTAATTACAATATAATGATATTATATTTTTGCGTATTTTCCTTCTTCGTATGGAGTATGACACATAGAGGGTTGTAAGTTTCTAAAAGTTTCTACCTCCTCATCAATATCCTCATCTGGAATGCATAGCAATTGTTCGTTATCAAAGCTCGTTCCTTCGTGGCAGCATGCTGGACCGACGCAATAGTCAGTATCGTTTGCTGCGAGCAGGTCGGTAGATTCACCATCCTCGGCAGATTGTTTTTTCAATTCTTCCGGCTCGTCTAAATAGAGTTTGGTGAAATCCATCTTGCTACGTAATAATATTTTTATGATTTGACGTATAGAATATATGCCAACTACACATATAACCACAATCATCGCAATTGTAATAACTGAATCGGGAATAAATCCAAGGTGACGCTGCAGCAATATGATTAGAACCATAATAAACAAACCAAATACAACCACCGCCATCATTTTGTTTACTTCGTGTTGGCGTAAACGATACGAATTATTGAACTGCGTTTCGCGCTGTTTGACTACATAATCGTTTTCAATTAGAGACTGTTGTGTCATTAGGCGTTTCTTTTCTTCGTCTAAAATGTGATGAACTTGCTGTTGCTTTGTTAACAAATCCGCGTTTGTCGCATTAGATTTTTCATAGGTGGTATTTAATGAGTCTAAATTACGTTGAAGCTTCCTAATTTTTCTATTTAATCGTCGGTTCTTGCTTTTTTGTACAGACCCATGTAAATATCTTTTCTGTAAATCAAAAAAACTTGATAACTCTACCTTGGGTGCTGTTTCTTTTTCAGACATCGTATATATTATAATAATATTATATCATAATATCTAATCATGGAAAATGGTTGCTTTCATATTTACTCCATTAACAACATACCTCCAAACACAACTAGCGTAGCAGCCGCAATACCTCCTAAAACATAGATTTCATTGTTAGTATTAATCATATGTTCAATATCTTTCAAACGGGCTTCTTCTATCGAATCTACATTATGCATTCGTTCACTGTTTGTATACGAAGGTTGTTTTTTTAGGTCATCTAAAATACCAGTTTGTTCATCGTTCGTTATATCATTCAACGTGTCTGAGATATTTGTATAATTCTTCGTAATTTTGTCTACATCGTCTTCATATTGTTCTGCCTTGCGTTGAAGAGGGTTTATTTGTTGGTTTTCTATCGTTTTCGCGTAGTTTTTATAATAACGGTTTTTTCTTCTTTCCTCGGCTTGTTTATTTACTCTTTTGCGAGAATTGTTTTTTTTTGTTTTGTGATATGGGAATTTGTGTTTTATCCTTAATTCAGATGTATAAGTATAATTGTCGAACCCTTCGTGATATGGAGAATAGTCGTTTGTATTAGACGCGTCATTTTCACGACAATCTAAACATCTATTCAATGATACAAATGATTCCATATTGTCTTTTTCGTCAGACACGATGATCGAGTTTCCAAAAAGACTCCAATTTGATAGTTGGACACGGTCAAGCGACCCTTGTAAGGTAGTTACAATCAGTCGGAAATGCGAGAATTTTTTGGGGTAAGTAAGCTGAAACTGGTTTTTCGTTCCTTTGAAATTATCAGCCATCGTTTGCGAATGTAATGCTTCCCAATCTTGCCCGTTGTTTGAACCGACTACAATGAATTCTTTTGGAAATTTATTGGATTGAGATGATTCAGGCACCTCGATTATATAACTTTTTAAGTACATCTGGTAAGGTATTTTTATTTGTATCCACTCTCCTTTCACGTCATTTACATTATTTTCTAAACCGACGTTTGTTACAAAAGTATTGTCTTTTCTTCCTCCACCTTGATATGCGGATGGGTATGAACCCGTGAACGCGTTACGAATATATTCAGGATATGAAGAGTTCAATGGACTATAAGAGGGATTTCCCTTATAATTGGTTTCCCAGTATTTTTTGTTATCGTTGAAAGCATGATAGGCTTCATGTTTTACATTTGAACTTGATGAACTCGTTATTTCATAGTCTCCGTTTGGTAAATAATCTCCGGATTGGTTCAAACCAGATATGATTGAACTATTTGTTTCAAAATTTCTGTCATCCGGTAGTGGCACTATTTTTATAACAGGTTGGCTCATTTAATATAAATATATATTTTAAAATGATATATTTATGGAATGTATCCTAGGTTCTCAAGTGTTGTTTAACCAACTCGTCTATTTATTTAACCTAAAAAATACATAATATAATGTAGTTGTTGCTAAAATACTCAACATCACTCCACCATATCTGTTGTAATGATATTGGTCTTCAATATCTGATGCAAGAGAATGTTTCTTTTGGTGAATGTAATCCATTTTCGCATTTATTTCACTTCGCATTTTATGTATGTCGTTTTCATACATGTTAATGATTTTATCATGGGTGGTATCAAAGACTTCTTGACTCGTTGCTTGGTTAAACTTCGTATTTTGTAGGGTATATACGATTCCTTTTTTGCGTCTTTTTTTTCTATCGTAACTAATTATTTTATTATATTTCTTCATTAAGTCACGTTTGTTCATTTCCTTTTTTGAACATTTGAGCACCCGATTATATGGGTTCAATTCTCTATCTTTGCATTCAACATATCGCGCATATTGTTCGTTAAAATCATTGATCGTTTCGTGTAAACGTAAAGAAGTATCCATTGTGGACATTCCCTCAAAATTTTCAGTAGTGTCTTGTATAAAATCGCCACACGTTCCGTCAGTATTCATACATACTTTTCCAAACAATGACCATTCAGCTAATGTCACACTGTTATTATTGTCGGAACTTATCATACCTGAAATAACAACTCTGTAATATGAGTAAGAAAACAGATTGTCTTTTACAGGAAACTCTATTGGTAATTCCATGTTTTTATCAATGAAAATAGTATCGTCGTTGTGCGAATCCAATATAACCCATTTTTCTCCGTCATTTGAACCTAACACATAAAAATGTGATGGAAATCTCTTTGTGTATATTTTTGGACTTGTGCTCGCCTGAAAAAAATAATCAGTTAAAAGGAGTTTATATGGGAGTTGTATTTCAGCCCATTCTCCATCTACGGTAGTGCCATCAGTTAACATGGTCGTATGGTATTTATTTTTACCTCCACCTACATATTCACCATTTTCGTATGCATCTTGTCTATATCCGTCTTGATAACCGGTTTTGGAAGACTTGATATAAGGGGTTTGCCAAAATGTGCTGTTTCTTCCGTCAAATAAATTCGTTGCTGAATAATTAGATTTGCGATTTACCCCTTGGTCATCTAAACAAGACGATTGCCTGACTTTGTAGTTTCCATTCAAGAATTCCTTATCGCTATTTTCAATATTTACATCAAAAGAATTGGTTATTTCGTTTATCTTAAATTCATCCAATGGAACCGCTTGAAATACTTTGCTATTCAATGACATGAGTGTATTGTTATATTATACGTTTATATTTCTCGCACGATATATGAAAAATATTAAGCCGACAATACCCACCCCTAAATTAAGCGTATCCAACTGGGTTGAGCGAAACACTTTCGTGTAATCGTTGTATTTTTCTTCTGACCCACTATGATTATTTTGTATGGATTCTACCTTGGATACTTTGTCTTTGTTGACGCATAACTCGCGTTGAATACACTTTGCACTATTATCACCGGTATTAAACACCGTGCGTTGCTCCTCGTTACCGGTTCTACATATTGTTTGATAATCAAAATCAGTGTCGTTTATAATGGACTGACATTCGTTATTGGAAGGCATCTTTCCATTTTCTTCGGCCGTTACATAAAAAAAATCATTTTTGTTATATCCCAATGCAATATCAGAAAACATATAATCTATATATTGTGATTATATATTTGTAATCTTATTTATCCATTTGTCTAATTTACACAAACACGATAATACTCGTGTTCCAATGATGCGACACTCTTTCTTGTATATTTACATACTTGTCCTGGTCTCAGGCAAATCGCCAATGATTGTGGGTCAAACCGAGATACCTCTGGTAACTGCGATAAGCCCTTAATGTTGTATTTCACTTTCAGTTCATCTACTTCTTCGTTTGATAACACCCTACATTGAGGGACCAATGTATGTTCTAAAACATTGTATTGCAACCTCTTAATATTGTGAATAACAATAAACACCCCATCTTGTTCGTAAATATATTTCAATCTGGTTACCAAAGAATCGTTTGGCTCATCGTCCATCACAATGATCAATGTGTCGTCATTTGTCAATGTGTTTTCTACATCATATAATTCGTCCTTGACGTTATCTAAATCTTTCTTTGTAAACGAATTGTTCTTTTTATCCGTAGGATAAGAATATTTGATGTATATTTTCTTTTTTTCATTATTTTCAATAATCATATCAAGCTTGTTATTTACGTATAGTTTGTCTACTTCAAGATTGCTTGTATCTAAGTGTTCAGACACGTCATAACCGAGTGATTCGCATTGTTTCAAAAGATTCACTCTTGACGTGTGTAACTTCAAAATTAGATTGTTGCTCGCCATTACTATAAATAAAACTGTATACTTTAATTTATTTATAGTGTTATATTCAATTTTCTATTCACAGCTTTTTAATGATGATATTATTGAAGTCTACATTCGCAGATGGTTTTTCTTCGCTAGCACTGTCACTTGATGAGGAAGATGAGTTATTTGTTGCGACTGTGGGTATAATTTCTTGTGTGGGTATCTTCATATGCGTTTCCTCAGCAGATGTCATGACTGGGTCGCTGGTTGTATTCACTGGTAAATTAAATACGGGAGCAATGTTGATAGTCGGTATTTGCTGTGACGATTGTCCATAGTCGGGTAAAACCATTTGTTTCTCAAAGGGCTTGATATCCAAAGGAGTCACCACTTCTATTTCAGAATTCGGTCCTTCAGATTCTATTTTGTATAAATTTGGATTCGTTAAACGAGACACTACCCATGGTCTTCCTGGAATACTGTCTTTTTTATATGTAACTTTCTCTCCACCTTTATAGGTTTTGGCTTCGTCCTCCTCTGGGGTGATTGGATGGTAAGATGGACTGCTATTTTCAGGATAGGGCGCGCTAGGAGGAGCAGGAGGGGACCCATAATCAGATGAAGAAATTGAACCGTACATTGACGGCGCGGCTTCGTTGATATTATAGGTAGGAGTTCCAGGACGTTCTTCAGGAGTAATTGGCTGATATTCAGGACTTGATGGAGGAGGTCCTTCGGGAGTAATTGGCTGATATTCAGGACTTGATGGAGGAGGTCCTTCGGGAGTAATCGGCTGAATAGAAGGCACTTCGTCTGTATCTTCAATCA